ATCATATAATTATCTGTCTTATTGGACTCAAATACTAAATCTTTATACGAAATAGACATTTTTATATATATGGTATTATTTCTTTATATTAAAATAATCGGCATTTTAAATGTGCGAAGGTGTAAAAGGTGTAATAACTTTTCGCCCGAGTGTTTTGTCACACTTTTTCAAAAGTGTTTTTCAAAAGTGTAATAACTTTTCGCCCGAGTGTTTTGCGACACTTTTTCAAAAGTGTTTTTCAAAAGTGTTTTTCAAAAGTGTGAGTTAGAATTTAAATATTAAAATTTAAACATAATTTAATGGGCAATAGTATGTCTATCACTTCTACCATAAACTTTGAAGATATGCAAATTTCTATCAGCGACAAAGAAAAAACGCTTATCATCAACACTTTAGAAGCACACAACCAAGGATGCCTCATCGCTGGAACTTTACCGATTGAAGCTGAGGTCGAAGTTTTAAATGCGCAGCTGAAAAAGAACACCGAGGTTCGCATAATAATATACGGCATGAATTCGACGGATAAAACCTGTCAAAAAAAACACGAGCAACTCTTAAAACTCGGGTTTTATAATGTCTATATTTACCAGAGCGGCCTGTTCGAGTGGTTACTTCTACAAGATGTCTATGGTCCCGAGTTGTTTCCGACCACAGCGACCAAAGTCGACCTTTTGAAATACAAAGGGCGGCGGCAGTTTAATACGCCGTTGGCGCTGAACATGTGAGCAACCTTTTGGGAAAAGGTTGAACCCAACCTTTTGGGAAAAGGTTGGACCAAAAATCTCGCAAGACCTTTTGAGAAAAGGTTGAACCCAACCTTTTGGGAAAAGGTTGGACCAAAACGCTTTGAAAAAGTATAACTAATTGGTTATACTTTTACACCTTTGGATATTTATATGTTATTAAAATTGAAATACAAATTTCTATTTTAATAGAGTCAACACTAAACGATGGATACGATGATAAAGCTTGAAAATTTTGAAGAGTTGCTGGTCCTATCTAAATATACTGAAAATCCCAATTTGGATAAAATAACAAATATAATCTATGCCCTCTACGCCTTGTTTAAATCCATGCGTATTTTAGACGGTGAAATTAGTTTCAAATATAATTTCAATTATGGAGATTATTCGTCATGGATGACCAAAGCAAAAATATTTAACGACAGCCACAATAATCATTGTGTTTTAATCGACGAAGACGCAATTACAATAACGAGGAAGAAAATTTGCGATTAAAAAAGAAATATAAACCGATGTTTTACTTGCTACGAAATGTCCAATAACTTTTTTCCTGAGCGTTTTGGTCCAACCTTTTCGCCCAAGTCTTTTGGTCCAACCTTTTCCCAAAAGGTTGCGTTAGTAATCCGCTTTCAGCCAAATTTGGAACACAAGCGAATCCGCCAAGTCCACACTAAATAACCGCCGATAGTTAGCCGGAAACGCATATTGCGTCTTTGCGGGCATAATAAACGAGACGCTTTGTGCGAATTTACAGGCTGCCGCAATAAATTGCGCCGTTTGCTCGGGCGGCGGCTGACTAATAATATGGACATCGTCATACCATAATCCTGAGAGAAACGTTTTATCATATCTCTCGAAATCAAGTTGAAGAAAATCGAGCGGCAGCACATCGGAATGCACTGGGCTTTTATTATAAAATAGAGCTATTTTTGCCAACGACCGAATGCCCTCTATAAAAACGTCCTCATTCGCATTCGGGTCTATAATCAAGTCCTTTTCATAAGAAATCATTAGATGGTCTTTAACGTGTTTGATACATTGTTCGTACATCCTATACACTGTATAGAATAACGATAATTTTAAATAGTTATTCTATATATTTAACACGTCTTGTATCTAACACGTCTTGTATCTAACACGTCTTGTATCTAACACGTCTTGTCTATCAACACCGCTTTGGCAATTTTTTTCATTATTTTATTCTCGCTATCCACAAACTCCTCTTTGCCGCCCATGGCTTGCCCTATCATTTTGACATAGACATCGTTGAGATGGTGCTGCGTGTTCATACAATTGGGGTGCTTCTGGCTCCATGGTACCAAGAGCGAGCTGTTTTTATAGGTCACATGCTTAATAGCCATACGCAGCTTGTCATTCGTGTCGTTTTCCTTTTTCCAGACATTGTCATCTTTGACAAACATAATCTCTCTTTTCCCGTCGCTACAATGAATCGGGCGTTTGTATATATCCAACTCACCGAGTTTGCGAATGATAATGTTGCTGATGCCTTCCACGTAGCCGAGCGTCCCCACATCTTCCAGGTCCGAGAGTTCCAGCGTCATCGAATTGACAAAATCCATAATGTTCATCGCGTCCTTGCACTGCTCGTTTAAAAAGACCTGGAGATTAAAAGTTTTGTTATGGCTGTTTGTGATTACCGTATTATTGCCCTTTTGATAGAGTTCCAGCATTTGTTTTTGGAAATCTTGGTTTTGTTTTTGTAGCTCCGCATTGTTTTTCACCACTTCCATAATGAGATTTTTAAAATCCGTTTCTTTTAATGGAGACACATTGACATTTTTACATGTATTTTTATGGCGCCATAAGCCCGAATAATGTTTGTAGTATTTTCCGCAGCTACAAGTTAATTCTGGGGATTTTTGTATCTTTATATATCCTTTTGTGTTTTTTATGTGTTTTGCTGTCAACAAGTGTTTGGAATAATCTTTTTTGTTGCTTGTATTAAGCTGACAAGAATCACACGTGTATATTTTTGGGATTTTTGGGGAAGAAATTATATCCATTTATATCTATTATAGATATATTATTTTCCCCTAAATACTTTTTACCAAAAACACTTAAAAAATTAGCATCACAACATTTTTCGCGTTTTTTCGAAAATGAGACCATTATGGTCTGGGTCCCTTTTTTGTCGTGTTTTTGCAGAGGCAATTCGGCTTTTTCGGAAAATGGACATTTATAAATGTCCAAAAATCGATTCTGAGTTTCAAACGCCAAAATTCAAAATTTTATGATTCCTGGATTTTATATATATTTATGTATATTTATATAAACATATAATAAATAAACTATTTAAATGGGGGACCTAGCAAAAGCACGCGCCGGCATAAAACAGAAAGGGCAATTTTATACCGTCAATAGTTCGTATATTCTCGCCGGCCTGGCTTTGCCACCGAGCCAAGCACGCTGCGTGATAGAGCCGTTTGCGGGGCAGGGTGATTTATTGGCGTGGCTGGCCAAGCAGGGCAGTACCAAGCAGGGCAGTACCAAGCAGGGCAGTACCAAGCAAGGCAGTACCAAGCAGGGCAGTACCAAGCAAGGCATGGCAATCGAAGCCTATGATATTGAGCCCAAAAAAGCCGGAATTATACAACGGGATACCTTAAAGGACCCACCGAATTACAAAGATGCGTGGATATTAACCAATCCACCTTACCTCGCCCGCAACAAGTCGCCACAAAAAGAGTTATTTGATAAATATAATACAAATGATTTATACAAGTGTTTTATTAACTCGTTGACCGCGCAGGAAGATTGCCTTGGCGGTATATTTATAGTGCCGGTTGGGTTCTTTCTCTCGCCGCGCGATATAGATGTGCGCTGCCGCAATGCTTTCCTCAGCAAATATAAACTCGGGCGGGTGAACTATTTTGAAGAAGCCGTTTTTCCCGATACCGCGACGACCGTGGTCGCTTTTGATTTTCTGAAAGCCCCTGTGCTTTTGACCGAACAACAGGTGGAATGGGTTATTTTTCCTTCCGGCGCTAAAGCCGTCTTTCCCATGCGGCAGACGGAGGACTGGATTATTGGCGGAGCTATATATAAATTAACGGTGCCACCCGCGCTAAAAGTTCGCCGTCACGTCGAAGGCCAAGTGTTGAAAAAAGACGAACAATTAACCGCAATGACCTTAAACGCACTAGACAGTGGTAATCAAAACGGCCGCATTTCGCTGGACTATAAGGCAGGATATGTTTATCCAGCCAAAGAATGTAGTCGCTCTTATGCGACATTATGTATTCAAGGTAAGACTTTAACGGCGGCGGAGCAGCAAAAACTGTGCGCGGATTTTAACGCATTTGTCGAAGAAAAAAGACAGGAAACATGGAGTCTCTTTCTGCCCCAATACAGAGAATCGAAAGAATATGCGCGAAAACGGATTCCCTTTGAATTGGCTTATACTATTGTGCGGCATTTATTGATAAATTAAACAATTGATGTTGTATATCCACATTGCCAAGGTCTGGCTGTCTTGGTTAATATCCACGTTGGCGTTGAGGACGAGCAAGGGGCTGGTATTGGACTTAAAAAGCCAATCGTCGTGGTATTTGTGGCAATTGTGTAAATAGTCGAGGGGAATCACTTCGCCGTGGCGGTTGCGCTGTAAAATGCGTTGGTAAGAGACTTCGGGCTCCGCACGCACATATATGTATTTGACTGGCGGGAAATCCGCAATAAATTCATTCACCCAGCGCATGTATATTTTATATTCAATTTCTTCGATTTTCTTATTGTCAAACAACATTTTCGCAAAGACAGCCGAATCGGTATAAACACTACGCTCAATAATAATAACCCGGTAGTTTTTCTTGAGCGCTTCGCGCATGAGTGAAATACGCGAGATATAGGCCATCATTTGAAAGGAAAACGCATATCTTTTTTGGTCCGCATAGTATTTCTCTAGAATGGAAACACCTGTTTCGTCCTTAATCGAATCCCATATATTCACGGGTTCTTGGAGAAAACAAATCGTTGAATCAATGCCATGAATTTCTTGTAATTTTGCTAATAAAGTCGATTTGCCAGAGCCGATGTTGCCCTCGATAGAGAGAATGATGGGCACATGCGTAGTAGGCGCAGGCGTGGCGTTAGACATGGTAATATATTACTTACAGTTTATTCTCTTAAATTTCTTTTCAATTTTATATAAAATTGAAATAAAGATTGCTTTTATACTTATCTATAAACACGAACCAACAAAATGGATTTTATTACGAAACAAAGCAAATTGTCCAAGGAAGAATGGGCCACGATTGAAGTGCCGTGCAATGAAAACGAAAAACGGATATTGGCTTTAATCGCCGACGGCTTTGCCAATGTCAATATCTCGCGCAATTATACGTCTTCTTTGGCACAGCATATGAAAATCACGAATCCCACGCAATTTGACGATTATATTTATACAAACTATTTCCACGAGCAACTTGCAGACATCTATAAGAAATACGGTATAGCGCCGACCGAGGAGCGGACGCAAAAAAAGGCGAAAATGGTCTTGAAAAAAGCTGACCTCATCCGGATGGAAAATACGACCAAGCATATGGAGAAGACGGGCATCTTTGAATTTATGTTGCTGGATTTATTGGAGAAACTCCTGGAGGGGAAAACGGCCAAAAAGAAAGAGTGGCTGTTTTATCTGTATACCCTCCATAAATTGCTCAAATACCAGATTGAGTACGTGAACCAGGAACTGCGGCGACAGCTAACGGTGGTTATTGCCGAGCTGGCGGCGGCTTCGCCGGATTTAATGCTAGCCCTGGTCGAACAAAGTTATGAGCTCATTGAAAAGAACGATTATTTGCTTCGCTATGCGGACGAGACTCTATACGACCACCAAAAACAACTCTTTACCTTGTGTAAACAACCGCAGCCGAAACTCATACTCTATATCGCGCCAACCGGCACAGGCAAAACGATGTCGCCGCTCGGGCTCGCTGGGAAATATAAAGTTATCTTTGTGTGCGCTGCGCGCCACGTTGGGCTCTCATTGGCCAAGGCCGCTATCTCGATACAGAAAAAAATCGCCTTTGCGTTTGGCTGTCGGGACGCGGAGGATATTCGACTCCACTATTATGCGGCCAAAGAGTACACGAAGAATGCGAAAAGCGGCGGTATTGGGAAAGTCGATAATTCGCAGGGCGAGAAGGTGGAAATCATGATTTGTGATGTGCAGTCGTATTTGCCGGCCATGCTCTATATGCTGGCGTTCAATCCCAAAGAAAACATTATAACGTATTGGGATGAACCCACAATTACGATGGACTATCCGGAGCATGAATTACACGCGGTCATACAGAAGAATTGGACGGAAAATTTGATACCCAATATGGTTCTTTCGTCGGCGACCTTGCCACAACAGAGTGAAATCAGCGACACTATAACAGATTTCTGTGCGCGGTTTGCGGGCGTACAAGTACACGAAATTATGAGTTATGATTGTAAGAAAACGATTCCGCTGATTAATCGGGAAGGCTACGTGGAAATGCCGCATTATTTGTACGAGGATTACGAAAAAATCATGGCGGTGGTCGACCACTGCAAACAACATAAAACGTTGCTCCGCTATATTGATTTGCGCGAAGCAGTCCGCTTTATTCGTGCGGTAGGACCCGTGAATGAGCGCTACACCATTGAAACGTATTTTCCGGATATGGATGCGCTAGACATGACATCGCTCAAACTCTTCTACCTCGAAGTGCTGGGCAACATCCAAGCGGAGGCTTATCCGGCGATTTATAAAGCACTCATGGCAACCCGGAAAAAAATCCACGAAACCAATGTCAATGTGACGACCACTGATGCTTATACGTTGACTGATGGGCCGACTATCTTTCTGGCGGAGGATATCAATAAAATCGCGCAATTTTATATCCAAAATGCGAAAATCCCCGAGCAGGTGACCAAAGAAATTATGGCGAAAATTCATTTCAACCGTACTCTCCAAGAGCAAATCAAAGACTTGGAAAAAGATTTGGAAGACGCGGTTGCGGCCAAAAGCACGACTGAAACGAACAAAAAAGACAAGAACAATGGCGACGATAAGCTCTCGCCCGAGATGAAAGCGAAAAAACAAAAGCTGTCGGTCTTGGGTGAAAGTATGGAGCCGATTGTCTTAAATCCGAGCTATGTGCCAAATACGCGCGACCATTTGTATAAATATGCGTCAAAAATGAGCCACGTCAATGCGTTCACGTGCGATATTTCGGAAGACATGGTCGAACAAATTATGCGGATTACGGATGTCCAAGATTATTGGAAATTACTCTTGCTTATGGGTATCGGGGTTTTTGCGGCCCACAAAAGTACCAGGTATACCGAGATTATGAAAAAATTGGCACAAGAACATAAGCTGTTTATGATTATCGCCTCTACAGACTATATTTATGGTACGAATTATCAGTTCTGCCACGGCTATATTGGCAATGACTTGGCGACGATGAGCCAGGAGAAATGTATTCAGGCGATGGGGCGCATTGGTCGCAATAAACTCCAACAGGACTATAGTGTGCGCTTTCGGGCCAATAGCTTGATTTATAAATTGTTTCAGCGGGAAGAGAATAAGCCGGAAGTCTTGAATATGAATCGGCTCTTCAGCACTTTTTAGAAAAGTGCGGCAAAACCCTCTAAGAAAAGGTTGGGCAAAATACTTGAGAAAATAAAAAACAACCTTTGTAAAGGTTGGGCCAAACCCTCGGGCGAAAATAAAAAACATAATTTATTTTTTATTTTCATCCGAGGTTTCCTACAATTTTACATGGGATTTGGTCCAACCTTTTTTAAAGGTTGTTTTCTTAAGTTGTTTGGCGCAACCTTTTTTAAAGGTTGTCTATGCAGTCAGCGCATTCACACATCTTCGTGTCGTCGCACGGTGGCGCATCATACGTATACACACCTATTTCAAATTTCAGTTGCGAGCGTCCATATTTGACCGGGTAGTTTCCAGTATCTTCGTTAATGCCACGTAGTATTTTCATTTGCGCATTTGACAGCAACCCAATTATAATGAGTTGCCCCTTATCCTCAAAATCCAACGCATCGCCGAAATAGTGTCGTAGAGTATCCACAATAAAGCGATATTCATAATTGGCACCGCGGTGAGCACCATTTGCATCGGTGGTTAGGCCTTCAAATGGGTATTCTATTTCACCTTTTACAAAAAGCGGTTTCGTCCAAATGTTGTAATGGTTCGGCTCGTAAGACATTCTGTTATCTTATTGTACAGATAGAGAATTAAATTCAATTTTATATAATCTTTATCAGTAAGCCGTTAAAAATTGATTTGTATATTTATAATTAAATACTATACAAAGAATGACGGACTACTCATTTATATATTGTACTATGCACGATGATGGATGTATTATAAAAGGCAATCACCCTTATGTGCCAGCGGGATATTCTATGCGACACTCCGAAAAATGCGAATCTTGTGATTGGTATAATATGGGCGTTATTAGGTACAATGGTTCTAATTTTGATGTCATTGAAACCGTAAGAGTGGATTATGACAAATATGCTGGCGGATTTATGTTTCTTGGTTATACTGATACGCTAACCGATGAAAATGGGAATTGGATAGAAAATGATGTATTGAATAAATGGATTGAAGAATTTTTGAAAACGGGTAAATATAATATATGATTAATATAAATGCTTGAAGCTGAGATTACAAAAATATATAATAAAGTAAAATCCGTACATAGCGGAAAAAACGCGGATTATATACCGGAATTGACAAAGGTAAATCCAAATTTATATGCGATTTCAATTTATACAATAGATGGTCATACTTATGATATAGGCGACTGTAATACCGAGTTTGCGATTGAATCTTGTTCTAAAATTTTTACATTAGCGTTAGCATTGGAAACTTATGGTATTAAAGCATTGAAAACTAAAATAGGTGAATTAAAAGCATTTGATAAATTCAATTCAATAAATGAAATATTAGAAAAAAAACATACGTTAAATTCGTTTAGTAATGGCGGAGCAATGGCCACCACCAGTTTACTTTATAATAAAAATAAAAAACTGTTTGAGCGAAAAATAATTGAGAATATGAGTGAATACGCAGGCAGAAAATTAAAAATTGATAACAAAATTTATCTATCAGAAATTAGTCACGCTGACCACAATTTATCAATTGCGTATTTATTAAATTCATTTAACAGGTTTTACGGTGATGTGCAACAAACGGTTGATGTATATACGCGTCAATGTTCCGTGCTAACAACAACAAAAGATTTGGCCATCATGGCAGCAACCTTAGCGAATAAAGGATTCAATCCCAAGACGAATAAACAAGTCATTGATTCAAAATATATTTCATATATCTTAAAACATATGGAAGACAACGGGCTGTACGAAGAAAGTGATGATATAACGTTTGGCTTTCCATCAAAAAGTGGTGTGAGCGGCGCATTGTTAGTTGTAATTCCTGGGGTTATGGGGATTGGAATATACTCGCCACCTTTGAACAAATATGGTAATAGTGTGAAAGGCATAAAAACAATGAAATTAATATCAAAATACATAAAAGAGATTTAAAATTAACTCTTGTATAAATTCGAAAGAGAGATGTCGCCCGAATATTTTATTATCCCCATCATCATGGGGCAAGCATCCAGCATCATTGAAGCGTTAAAAACTGGTATACTTTTTTTTGATATAGCCTTCCTTGGTTTTTTAGTCTTTCTGTTTTACAATACCGACCGCGAGTATCTCCTGGATATATACCGCCGTTGGAGCGAACACAATAAAAAAAGCATCGTAATTTGTACGGAAGTGAATGCGCGGTCCATCAAGTTCAAAGCCATTATGTTTTATTTGACACAGAAAAATGCGACCGTCTATCGTTTAAAAGAAGATATGGAATACGATAGGTGCGAGGAGAAAGAAAAAAGCAGTGGTTATTTGGTCGAACAACGCAAAGAATTTAAATTGGCGGAGGGTATCATGGGCTTTATTAAAAATGCCTCCAAAGAAAAACACCGTAGTGCCCAATATACCGAGATTGTTGATTTCAACACCTTAACTTTGTATACGTACACCTTGTCTTTGACTGCCCTCCAGGCGTGGGTGGAAGAAAAGGTCGTTGCCTATAAAGAACATTTGCGCCATACCTCGAACGAAAAACAATTGTTTATTACAGCGCGCAATAGCAAATCGGCCGAAACTAACAAAAAGAAGAAGAGCAGCATTTGTGTGGAATCGGTGCCGTGGGAATCGGCCATAACTTTTCAAAACAGTTATTTCCAAGAGATGGAAACGGTGATGAAAAAGATAGATTTTTTCTTAAACAATAAAGCGTGGTATCAAGCGAAAGGTATTCCGTATAATTTGGGTATTCTCTTGTATGGCGAACCCGGGTGTGGCAAAACGCGGTTCATTAAACAGCTCATGAATCATACCCATCGGCATGGGATTGACATTAAACTCAATGACGGCATGGATTTCAATGACCTACAGCATTTAATTTACAATGAAGAACTCGATGAAACCCACATTATCCCACAAGACCAACGGATACTGATTTTTGAAGATATTGATGCGCTTGGGGAGGTGGTCAAGGAAAGGCAAGCGTCAGCAGGTCAACAAGCGTCAGCAGGTCAGCAAGCGGCAGCAGGTCAACAAGCGTCAGCAGGTCAGCAAGCGTCAGCAGGTCAACAAGCGGCATTATGCGACAATTCCAACAACGAGATAAAATTACTCTCGAATCTTTTAAAAATGACCAATGACACAAAAAACAACAATCTCTCCTATCTCTTGAATATGCTCGATGGTATCCACGAATGTAGCGGCCGCATTCTGATTATGACCACCAATAAGGTGGATGTCTTGGATAAGGCCCTTATTCGGCCAGGGCGTATAGATATCAAGCTTCATTTTAAAAAATGTTCGACGTATGATGTAGCAAAAATGATTGAAAAGTTTTGGGACATCGAGGTGCCGTTGGAAGACATTTTACCCGAACTGAATGGCAAATATACCAGCGCGGATATTATTAATATTTTTCGCAGTACGGATGATTTCGAGATGATACAAAAGGAGTTTATGCGTTAGCGAGTTTATGCGTTAGCGAGTTTATGCGTTAGTTTATTTCTTTCGTTGTCTTTTGGCTGTCGGCAAAGAACTCTCGTTTTTCGGTATTGTACATGAGGAATAAGGTAGTTTCTTTTTTACCTCTTTGTCTTTACATGCCGCCTGTGTACTATAAACATCGAATGGCAGGTCGGGACAGAGTTTTTCCGTCATTTCTTGGACATCTTTTTGCCCGTGTTCTGCGTATTCCTCTTCCTTAAATACTGGTACATAGCCCACTTTAATATCAAGCTGAAAAATACGCTGGAACGCATCTGTTAAAATATTTTGGATTAAATATGTATAATCGAGAGCGATAGCACTTTCCTCTATTTTTCCAATCGGAAAATAATTCAAGAGTAAGGTCTTTAAATCAGGTAATGTTTGAACCGCAGCCAATTCAAAATTAAAGCTCGGATTAAATGTATTGTTCTTCAAAATGGTTCTTTTGAGAAAATCCAAATCGAAATCGGCTACATCACCGTCTTCGTCTATTTCGATACTATTCTCCGCAATTAAATTATAGAGATAAATAACCGGCGCACGCCGTTTGAGATTACATTCTTGGCGGAAATATTGGCTACTGGTATCGTGAAAATGTATGCTGGGGCCCCTTTTCTTTATTTCACCCGATATAATAAACGTATCGGGTGTTTTATCGATTGAACGGAGACTGAGGATATTATGTTTGGACCCAACTTCGAACGCATTGAAATAAGAGGTTACCAGTGTATACTGCTGCGCTGCGTCATCCCAAAAGAGCATAAAATTGTGAATACCTTCCTGTATATCACGATAATTGTTTGGATTCGTTTCATTAAATATATGCAGTGGGGCCAATTCGTCCGTCACATCATTCATATCATAATTGGAGCGTACCCACAATTTGTCCGCATATTTATAACATTCGTTGCCTAATTCTCTTAAATTTTCGGGGTATTTTTTAACACAGAGCGATTGGTGTTCGCGTGGCAGTTGGGTCCAGACACGCGGTGGTGTCCCGCCATTTTTAACGCGTTTTTTCGTTTTCTTATTTTTTCTACTACTCTTATTTCTGTTCTTTCTGCCTCTTTTTTTAGTATACATTAATATAACGCGATAAAATTATACGGCATCAAACGGCTCTAAATCATTTTCCGTGTCTTTGGCCGGCCCTTCCCGGAAAATCGATTGTTTTTGCGCCTTGTATAATTTATAATTCACGACAATGGGGTTAAAAATGCGAATGAGAAAAATAAAAATAACCACAAAAAGAAAGAAGAAACGGTAGGACCATTGCGTAAACCCCACAAATAAAAACGCCAGCGCTATTAAAATATACATGACGATTTGTGCCTTGTTAAAGATGTCTTCAATCTCTCGCTTGGTCCGCATACCGCGTTCAAAATCGTCGTCCATAAATTGAAAAAAAACCATACCCGTGGTGCCGACCGGCTCAAAATAATATTCATAAAACGGGCGGTCGGTCTTTTTTTTGATATACCAATCAATGACCTTTTGTGGAAAGAGAAAGACAATCGGTAATTTAGTGAAGCATTTATAGACGTAAAAAGGTTTGAATCGCATTTCCGCGCTTAAATTGTAATCCCATTCTTTCTTGATGAAAATATTATTGATATTTGTTATCAGGGCGGCGTTTTCCGTGCTGACCAAATACGCGCCGCCACGCGCGAACCGGAGACCCACTTCGATAATTTTCGCATCACGGTATTGGACATTCACGACTCCCGTAAAATCGGTCATATGGTGTTTCACCCATTCCGAGATAAGAGGCGGCGGCTTGGACTCGGGCCCAATGTATTTCCAATCGTCACTAAACCCGTTCTGTTTTTCCGAGTAGACGTAGGTGATTTGGTGGACAATTTTGCCATTAAGCAGGATAAAGTCTGTCATGCCTTCTTTGGCATCAATAAATTCGGACCACATCATGTTTTTGTAGTCGACGTATTTTTTGAGTTCGGCTGCAGAGGACACTTTAAAACAGTTTTTCGAGGAAGCACTCAGATGGCCCCAACGCGGTTTAATGAAAATGGGGTAAGCGACTTTGTCCTCCTTGCCTTTGAGTTTTTCTAAACGGCCGGCCGGTAAGCCTTGGCTTTTCACAATCCAGAGTTTGTCGTAGACCTGCTTAAAGCGGGGGTAGCGGTAATAGCATTCTTTGTCGAAGAAGGGCATTTTACTGGTGAGCCGCGTATAAAATGGGTCGGTATAGGGATTAAAATAACCCATGGACGAGCACCATTGCTCTTCGTAGGGCATTAATTTTTTAAAAATATCGGACATCTTAACTATAATAAATATATATTAAAAACATATACATTTATTTAAATAATGTCGTTTATCATAAAAGGTGGTTATGACATGCTTCGCAAGCAAGTTGTAAATGTTTCCTTAAAAAAGACGGATAAGTGGTCGCAAGGACTCGTTACGGTCAAGAAAAATATGTTCGTCTATAACCTCGTTCCGCGATATGACAATACAATCGAGTTGGTGAAATACAATGATGTACACGCGTTGCTCTTGAATAATACCATTATTTATGAAAACAAAAAATTATTCAATTATAACATTGAGTTGCAGGGGTTTAAGGAGTTGCTTGTATATGATTCGAATCCACATGATTATCTGGAGTGTCAGTATGTGGATATATATGCGTTGAAACACTTTGGTCGGTGGCGGGAGTTAAATTAGATTTCTATCTCATATTTTGTCTTCACTTTCTCTCTAAAAATACCAAGTTGTTCTTCTAGGTTGTAATTTTCCGGCAATACCATCCGCAAATTAAAACGCTTCTCATTATCTTTTTTATCAAATATCATATGAAATTTATCGCGTTCATTTTTAATGGTAACATAGGTTGGTAGGCCAATATCATTCTTTTCTGGATAAATATCCTGCGCCAAATCATCCACCACCTTATTAATCAATCGTAATTTTTCCATGATGGGTATTTTATTTGACTTGGTGCCAATCCAAATTTTACCTAATTTGGGGTGTTTTTCTATTTTGAAATATTCACGTATTTTTGTTTCTTCTTTATCAAGAAATTCATGGTAATAATTCACGTATCGTTTCATCATGTCTTGAGTAATTCCCTCGGGTAAAGGCTTGGCATTATGTTTTCGTGCTCTTTTTGTATCGGCCATAATTCCTTTCGAATTTTGTTCTTGCTCTTCTCTCGTTGCAATTCGTAAATTTTCCATCGTATTATTTAAAGGGTTGCGGTCAATATGGTCTACGCTAACATTTTTAGTGCCTTTTCCATTGCCGTAACAATTCATAATGATTTGGTGGATATATAAATTATTAGAACATACAATATAACCATTTTGGTGATTATAAAACGTTATTTTTTTTCCATTATTCTGTATACGTTCATAATCCATTATTTTTTGGTAAGATTCTTTGGATAAAATACACAAGATATCTTTTTCACAATACATAAGTAGCTGTTCTTCATTTTTGCTCGTCATGATTTTCCACATCGGATTTTTAATCACACACGCATCATTACCAACCGTATAATGATGGCCTTGGATATAGTCTATTACATTATAGTTTTTTTTAACTATATCGTGATACTTGTGATATATTTCTACATTAGAACGACGCAAATCGTGTGGATTATTATTTTTGAAAACGTAATTAATGTTGCTGGAATTATATATAAAGATATGTTCCAGTAAGGAAAACCGTTTGTAATTATATAAATAGGACGGATATACATCAGTTTCGCTGATAAAATTAAATTTTTTCCCCGCTAAAACAAACGCATTGAAATCGGTCAAATCCAAATAATATTTTTTTCCGGCAAAATCCAAGACTCCGCATAAGAGCGTTGTATCAATTGTAGTGATGACCTTCATGGCTGACTGTAAAGCAGTGTGAGCGGACGCGGTTGGCGATTCAATTTTCTCGTTAATCATATTATAATTATTATAGTATGATATGTCTTTAAGTATGTTTTGTAATAATGTAAATGTAATAAATGTTTTTCTTCCACCCAAACCGCTCAGTTGGAATATGCTAAACCGCCCATGCCCGACATGACGCGAAGGACGTTGTAGTTCACGGCGTACACGCGTACCTTCGCCGTGTTGGTGCCCTGAACCGTGGCATTGGACAACACCAGCTGGAGTGTGGCGTTATCAATGCGCGAGAAGTTGCAGGAGCCCGAGGGCTGGTGCTCTTCCGGGCGGAGGGCGAAGGAGTAGACGTTGATACCCTCATCAGGGTTTCGGGTGTGGTGTTGGTAAGGTTGGACGAGGGAGAAGTAAGACCCTTCACGTTCCGAGAAACGGTCCTGGCCGTTAAGCTGGAGCTTAGCGGTGACGACGGGATTCTGACCCCAGCAGTGGAGGTCGAGGGAGGTTTCGGACAGCACAAAGGTGCCGGCATCCGAGACACCCGAGGCGGTTGCGGCGGTGCCACCATTGGTGAAGGGCTGGTTGTTGGTCCATTGGCCAGCGGCAGTGACATCCACTGCTCCGGGGTCAAAGAAGAGACCCGAGGCCGAGACGAAGTCCCCAGAATAGGTCTCGTTCTTGCCACCGAACGCCATGATGGAGTTAGGGAGAGCATCAACACCGTCGGAGTAGTTGAAGGGCTGAGCGCCGAGCGTGCGGAAGAGGGTGGTGCCGGTGGTCAAAGACGAGCAGTAGTCCACATTGGCATCAGGCTGGACGACGAAGACCAACTCTTTGCAGGGGTGGTTGAAGTTCAACTTAATCTTGTTGGAAGACGACCCGACGGACTCATCACCAGTAAATTGCAGCTGTTCAATGAGGTATTCGTGGGGGTTCTGGGCCATACGGCGGCGCTCATCCGTGTCCAAGAAGACGTAGTCGACGTAGAGGGAGGCAGCGACGAGGGACTGGTTGTAGGCGGTGGTAACACGGGCGCTGGTACCGTTGTTGGCAGCGCTGAGGCTGCCGACAGCCCACAGGCACTCATCAATAGGACGAATATCCAAGTTAATCTTGACTTCGTGGTATTGAAGGGCAATGAGGGGGAGCGCAAGCCCAGGGTTGCGGCAATACCAGAATTGGAAGGGCACGTAGAGTGTGGTTTCCGGGAGGGCATTGCGGGGCTCGCAGACTTGGGTGGGGGCGCTGGACGAACAGGGACCATCAACCGCAGAGAAAGACGGGTCCGTGATGAAGGTCAGCTGGGTGGTGTTGCCGACCATCTTGAAGTACCCTCGTTCCTGTTCCTTGGACAGGGTAAGCTGGTTCCACAAGTGCATCCAGTCACCATATTGGCGGTCAATGCGCTGACCTCCAATTTCGACTTCAACCTGGGAAATCATCTGCTCCCCAGGGAAATCGAGCCAACGGGCCCAAACACCTGCGGCGGCAGCCCCCGAGGTGTTGGCCATACCTTGGTTAATTTCGGGCAAAGTCACCTGCAAATAGGTGCGGTAAGCCAAATCACCATTACGGCTGATGGTGCAGGTCACCCGGCGACCAAAATCGGCTTGACCGTTGAAGGTCTGCTCAATCGATTCCATTGAGAAGTTGGTGTGGCGACGGTAGGTCACCTTCCAGAAGGTAATTTGCGGGTTGCCCGTCAAATAAACATCTTGTGCGCCGTAAGCTACGAGTTGCATCAAACCTCCTCCCATTGTTATATTATGGCTAAAGAAAATAATTTTATAAATTTTAATTTATTTAAATATGTTTTTTACGAAATAGTATAAAAAACACACGCAAAACTATGGAAACAGTCTAAACTTTCTATTTTTTTTTGGATAAATTCGCTTCAATGAATGTTTGTAGATATGTTTCTAAATAGACCTCCTTTTTATTTTCGTGTTTTTTCCAGAAAATGTATTTGTCCTGTCGTTTTTTCACAGCCCAACCAGCATCAATGGCATTGTTAATAAAAGACATTTTTTGTAGTTCGACAACCCCCACATTTAAATCCGCGGCTGCGACATTTAATTCCATTTTAGCAATAGGCCAGAAAACATTAATTATTTCTAAACCAAATTCGCAAATGCTTAAATAAAAGGCTCTTTAAATAATATATATGCCTGCGTTTAAACATAAAAATGTAAAAAAAATCGTAGTATCAAAAAAAAATATCACGACCCTCGATGGCAAACATAAAGAAATTATTGATGGTTTTACCACGGACAAAGAAGAACAAATGCCGCTTTTACTAAATGAAAAACGAGAGATTTGTATGAAATTAAAAAATGTGAATTTGACCGTCGATGAACGGCTGGATTTATATGATACCTTAACCGAGATTAAAAAGAAAATTGGCGCCATCAAAAAAAAGGAAAAAGAATATTTACTAAATAATTCGTCGTATGTGTTTGATTATTTCGAAAACAAAAAGAAAATAGCCGATTGCGCAAATAAAACCACCCTGCTCGATAAATTTTTTAAAATAAATACAGAAGACCATGAATTGATGGATGAACTCGGCAAAGAGCGGAAAAATATACAAACCTACATGACCAATGTAGATGAGAGTTTTCTCGATATTAATAATTTTGTGATACAGACGGAGACGTGTAGTTTTTGTAATAAAGGCGAAATGATTGCGGTGGATTATGAAGGGATATTAATCTGTAATTTTTGCTCGACGAGTGTAAAGTATTTGGTGGAAAACGAAAAACCGTCGTACAAAGAACCGCCCAAAGAAGTCTGTTTTTATGCGTACAAACGCATCAATCATTTCCGCGAAATCCTGGCGCAATTTCAAGCCAAAGAAACCACGCAAATTCCCGACGAAGTGATAGAAAACATCATTCAGCAAATAAAAAAGGAGCGTATCGATTTAACCCATATGACGAATAAGCGGACGAAAGAAATTCTCAAAAAGCTGGGCTACAATAAATATTATGAACATATTCCGTTTATTAAAGATAAGCTGGGCATCAAGCCGCCGATTATGAGCTCGGAGCTAGAAAATATGCTGTGTAATTTGTTTATGGATATTCAAGGACCTTATGCGAAATTTTGCCCCGACGACCGTGTTAATTTCTTGAATTATTATTACACGGTGTATAAGTTATGCGAACTCCTCAATCAGCATCACTTCTTACCTTATTTTCCAATGTTGAAGGATAGAGAGAAGCGGATAGAGCAGGATGAGATTTGGAAAAAAATATGTGACGAATTGGCCTGGGAGTACATCCCGACGATATAGGGGGGAACTCTTCCGCTACGCATGCCCGGACCCCCCGCCCTCGGGTATGCCTTTTTATATTTTTTAAAAATATATAAAGAATTAACCTATCATTACTTTAATAATGGCTACATCATTAGCAGATGCAACTTGGAAAAATACAACAGAGTTTGTCCCACTTGTTACGGAGGGTAAGGTTATAAAAGTGTACGATTGCGACACAATTACAATCGCAACCAAATTTCCTTATTTGACAGCATTAAATGAAAGCAATACAATCTATCGGTTTCATGTTAGATTACTGGGCATTGATACACCAGAAATGAAAACTAAGAATGAAGATGAAAAATCTATTGCGCATATGGCACAAAAAACACTTTCGGAATTAATATTAAATAAAAATGTTAGTTTGAAGAATACATCTCTTGATAAATATGGTCGCATTTTGGCAAATGTGTATACGGAAAATGGTGTTGAATTAAGTAAATGGGCAATTGAAAATAGGTTTGCGGTATCTTATGACGGCGGCACAAAAAAATCACCCAAATCTTGGACCGAGTATTATAATACGGGAACTATAGCATAAAATAATTTAACCTATAAATTATTTTATTTTTAAGGGGCTCTGCCTCTTCAACCAGTTTTTGTAAAATTTACTCCCAAGGGCGGGGGTCCGGGGGAAGCACTCCCCCGTCAGCACAACCCGTTATACTCTTTATAGGGCAATATAAATAGTATTCTAATTAAAAAAAACAATAGTAGTGAATTCAATAGCCAGCACCAATTTGACCCCCAGGTCATATAATGATAAAAATAACAATAGAGCAAAATAACAAGAGTAATCAAGGCTATGATGGGTAATCTAACCGCTAACACGAAACCTAAGGATAAATACAAGTAGCCTAATATTTTTTCATATTTTTTCAATTCCACCCACTTCCAAAGTAAATGGGTATTTTTATCGACCGACGTGATAAATTCAACGGGATTATACAATTGTTTGTACGCAGAGACAACCACGAGAAGAAAAAAATAAATAAACAATGCTATATTTCTCAGCGTTGAATAGCTATTTGGAAGGGTTAATAGGATTGCTAAGGGTTGAATAACCCGAATAAGTAGCCACCCCATGACTGAAAATAGTTTATTCTTCACTAAATCTTTGGCTTTTATACTTTTCCATAAAAAATATTCAACTAATTGCATAGAGGAGTAAGAGATAAAGAAAAAATAGACACTCCAATGGTTAAATTCTTCGACCTTGTATTGCGTATAAGTATTGTTATACCATATAAAAATGAGCACAAGCGATGAAAAAACAAAGGTATTCAATGATATATTTTCATTCCAGCACATATATATTTCAACACATATAAAAGGGGCTCTGCCCCTTCAACCCCAAGGGGTTCCACCCCTTCACCCCCAAGGGGTTCCACCCCTTCAACCCCGCTTAGGGCCAAGCCCGCCTCCGAGAGATTTAAAATAATTTAACTTATAAATTATTTTATTTTTAAGGGGCTCTGTCCCTTCAACCCCGATTGAAGCAAATTTACCCGCAAGTGGGGGGTGCGGGGGGTCTAAAAACCCCCCGGGAAGTGCACCAAGTTTGCACCGATGCCAAAGCCCGCCCCAGTTCGCGCGCTGACGCCCATACTCGGCACGTACGTGTCCAAAATGCTAAAGGTGGCCGCGGCCGTCAAAGCAATCAAGGCAATTTCGTCAAATTTCAAGCTTTGTTGGGGAATGGCAAAGGCCGCAATAGCCACCATTAAACCTTCCACTAAATATTTGATAGCGCGTTTAATCAGTTCTTTCATATCGATGCCCAACATATTATATTAATTGTAAAGAAAAAAAATAGAAGGTATATTTTTCTTTTAAAAAAGAACTTAAAATACTCTTAATATATTAAAAATATACAATGGACAACACAAACATAACTTACCGTGTGAAAACTGATGGCTCACCCAACCCCAAATACGTGGATATGTTGGACGAGGATAAACCCCTCGCGGGCCAAAAATTCACCTGTGTGTCTTTTGTCTCTCCCGAGAAAATCATTAAAACGCGCGAATTGTTTAATTTTCAGCAGTTCCTAAAACAATGGGATATGAACAAATCCTTGGAAAAGTTCAACCATTTTTTGAATTTTCTGGCCTATAAATACAATTTGAATTTTGATACTATTTCTAAAGATTTACAGGATTTTTGTAAGGATGAAAAGGATAACTTGTTTTTAACAACCCTCGAAGACGATTACAAGAATTTTATCGACGTGAATGAGGAGCGATTAGAAGCGCAATTTGGCAAAGAGCATGGGTTCCAAACCAGCGTCCGTGGCTTGAAAGTACGTGGTTCTTATCCCACCCAAGAAGAAGCTGAAATGCGCTGTAAACTCTTGCGCGAGGTCGACCCCAATCATGATGTCTATGTCGGCCCCGTGGGCTTGTGGATGCCGTTTCACCCCGAGTCCTACAAGACCGGGCGGGTGGAGTATTTGGAAGACGAATTGAATCAAATTATGCAAGAGAAGAACAAGAATGAAGCTTCAGCCAAGGTGGAATTTGAGAAGCGCGTCCGCGACACCAAGGAAAAGGCCATGGAGGACAATAAGCGAAAGGCCATCGCAAGCGGCAATGTGCTAACGCAGACCATTGATGAAGAAGGCAATTTGATTAGCGTAAAGGACCGAAAGGAAGATATTTCCGTCGCGGATTTGCGAAAGGAATTGTTTGAGGGCGAGAACATTGTGACGGACAAGAACAGCGACCGCGGCTTGAGTAAGGTGGCGGAGGTTCGCGCGCTGGCCGAGTAAATATAATATTGCTATAATGTATAAAGAACTGGAATGAATGTTGTCAAAACGCAAATTAGCGCAAACTTACGCATGGAATTAGAAACAATCTTAGAAACGCATCTTAATCATTTTACTAGCCGGAGTAAATTGATTAATCACAAGTTATTGTACTGCAATAAATGGACGGAAAATAAATATGCTTATTTAATTCCATTATTATACGCAGAATGTGTGGAATTAAAACAAGATATAGACAACTATACCTTATTACAAGTGAATATCATCAATGCGCCACCCGACTGCGTGGACCAATTATTTCATATTGATTATTTAGGGGACAGTATCAGTTATTTTATCCCTTTCGTGGAATTAACTGACCTCAATGGCACGGCGTATTTGAAATTTCTAAACCCAGCAAATCATTTGGTTTATTATGATGAATTATTAAAAATGAGTGCGCTGTATTTAACCCAACCGGAAATTATCGCGTATCTCTCCACTTTGAATTTACAAGAGGGAAAAGACTATGAATTTGCGGCGGCCAATGCGGACGCCTTCGCTTTATTGCGGATGCCGAACCACGTGTATCACCGTGGCCAAAAAAATCGGTCAGGCAAAGACCGGTTCATGCTGAATATCCTCTTTTCGATGAAGAACGCATACGACTATCCTATTCAGGAGATTATAGAGGATTCGGAGATTGATGAAATTCAGAGGGCAGATGATATATTAAAAAAGAGAATGTAAAGACTAATACTTAAGAGAATATATAATGGAACCGACCGATTTAGTTTCTTTTCATTTACGTATTGATGCCTCTCTAAAAACTATCTTAGAAGATGGAAAAATAGAGAGACATGAAATTCCGCGACTAGTCTTGCTGCTTTCCGAGCTTATTGTGACCAGCAAAGCACCGAAATTGACACCCGAGTTGCTTACCACTAAGCTGAATGAGATGTATGCGTATGTTATGAGCCATTATAATCTGTATCCGGCGGATGAATTAGACAAGGTTGCGTATAAACGAATGTTTGATATAGCCGTAAAATTAGCGGTCTATAACCCCAGGTTAATAAAAGAGACGAATTCTTGTTTGTCTTGTATCTTTTAGATACAAAAAATTGAATTATAATACAAAAATTAAAATTCAATTACATATAAAAATGGCATACGCAGTAGAAACAGAAGAGCCCACCGTCTCTTTAGTGACCATAACGCAATACGCCCGCCGAGACTGCCTTGCCAATCTCGCCTATCTCATTCAGCAGCAGATTTATACGAATATCATCGAATGGGTTATTGTCGAAGGCACTCCAGATAAAGCGGATTCCATTGAAAATACCAAACTCATCAGCGAAATGAAAAGCCCCATACCCATTCACTTTATCCGCTTGGTTTCGGGGCAACCTTTGAGTGATTTACGCAATGCGGGCAATGAAGCATGTCGAGGCGACATTATCGTCTGCATGGACGACGACGATTATTATCCACCCACGCGGGTTAGTCATGCAGTTTGTCAACTGCAAAATTCAACGGCGCTTATCGCAGGATGTTCGAAAGCCTATATTTATTTCTATGCCACCTGCCAATTCTTTCAGTTCAAAAGTTTCGGCAAAGGCCATTCGACGAACAATTGTCTCGCCTATAAGCGTGCCTATCTAGAAAATCATAAGCACGCACCGGGCCTGTCGAAAGGGGAAGAAAGCAGTTTCACTGACGAATTTCAGGAACCGATGATACAACTTGACCCCATGAAAACCATCGTGATTTCGGGGCATGGGAACAATACGGTGGACAAGAGTAAGATTTCGCCGGAGATGCTGACGGAATTAAATGCGGCCGCGCTAATTTTAGACTATATTCCTTTGCCGATACTCTTGAAAATGGAAAAAATATTATATAAGTGAAGCAATCTTTGCTAAGTGAATATAAAATTTAAATACTTTCTTTTAGAGCATCAAATCGCAGGAGAAATATAAAACAACCGGTTTTCGTACATTTTTCAAGCGCATTAATGGATATATTTTTTGGTGGGGTATTTTTTAATTTTGTATTTAGTTCATATAACTTTTCCGACAATAAATAGGCGTCTGAATTCGTCAGCTTATATTTTGAATAGACGAAATCCAAAACCTCGATAAATCTATCGCGATTCATATTCGGTGTATTTGGATTTTTTGTTGCCGTAAAATGGCTGCTAAACCGGCCGACCCATTCATTAACAATTGCTTCAATAGCCTTACGTTTTTGTTGGTCGGTATCAAACATATAGAGGTCGGGTACCGGATTGCTTTTATTTAAGGATTGAAATAAATCGATGGTTTGTCCTGTTGTCATATTAAAACGTAGACTGATGATTAAACTTTTTGCGTATAGCCATTCCGCGTTATTGTTGCTGCCAAAAATAGTTGGTGTCAAATAATCAATGGGTCTATTATTTTCTTTTTTAATTATCTGTAGCGCATGAAATCGGTGAATTCCATCAATAATGTGTAAAACATTATTTTCATACGTCATGTAAATCAACCAATCCACTTCTTGTTTTTTCGTGTATATATATTCGGCAATTTCATTACAGCGGATAACATCCGGTGGACGGTTATATTTCCAGTTTCCAAGTTTTTTCATAGAGGCGGCCGCTAATAAATCTTCGATTGTACATTTGACGATGATATGGTCTTCGGTAAAATGGTGTATAATTTCCAATGTTGGAAGATATGTTTTTATGAGTGCGGTCGCCATATTTGATTACATTATATTTTTTTCTATTTAAACAATTCAATTTTAAAGAAGAGTCTATGTGAAAAAAATTATTACATAGTTTATAATGAATAAGCTACAACAAAGAATGTTGTTGTTTTTAATAGGCTGTATAGGCATTCGTTCTCTCTTTGTGGTTCTTGCCAAGTATGTAAATACAAATTATTTGAAATATTTAGGTTACTTGGCCTTAGCGCCTGCGATAGGTTTTATTTATATCTATTTAACTGGTTCCAGAAAAACCGGCCCAGAAACAATGGGCGAGAAAATATGGTGGAATGATTTAAGACCTATCCATTCTATTTTTTATTTTTTATTTGCGTATAATGCGATTAGAGGGAACAAACAAGCTTGGATATATTTATTGGCCGACGTGTTACTTGGTTTGATAAGTTTTTCAATATATCATTATGTAAATGGTGATTTTTCAAAACTCTGGAAGTCCGAATGAATTAAATTTTATACAGGCTGCGTTTAACTCTATACGGGTAAGATGCGGTTGTTTGTTCAATACATCGCCAGTGCAGATATAGGTATCTTCTTGGCAAGTTGCGCAATAATCGCTTAAAATATATTTCGCGCAGAATTCTGCTGTCAATTTTTGATAATTTAATAAGTATTTCACACTTAAATTATCTATACTTGCTTCTAATTCGGCAATAGGGTAGCTATTATGCAGCAAATCAGTATCGGTTATCATTATATAAGTGAAACAAAAAAGTCTTTTATTACATATTGAAACCCATTTTTTCTTGTTGCCGTTTTTCCATCGCCTCAATCTGCTCCTCCATTTGCCGGTTTTTTTCTTCAAGCAGGGTCATCTTCGCGTCGCGTTCTCGAAATTTTTCTTCCAAGGCGGCGAGCCGCTCTTCATGGTCATCGCCTTGGCGAGTCGTGGGCCACGTGTTGTACATGTCATCTTCTTCGTCGTCTTCTTCGTTTGCTACTTCGTTTGTGTCTACTTCGTTTGCTACTTCGTTTGCTACTTCGTTTGTCCACCCGAGTAAAATTGCGACGAGATGTTTAAATGCGCGATTTTGCTTTTCACTGTAAAGTCCGTCCAGCAATTTATAGATTGTTTGCTGGTTTCTGTCAATCTGCCCAGCGTACGCCGAAATAATATGCCGCAATTCACTTACCTCTTTTTTCGTCTCTTCCAAAGCGTTAAAGTTTTCCATTTTTCTGTTTGTCGGTTTTTATTTAGAGCAAAATAAATAAAAAGTAATTCAATTTTTTTCAACCCACAACGTCTTCTTAAAATTTCAAGTAAATTCATCTATATTTCCCCGCACAAAAGCCGTAATTAAAATATCCTTGGGGATAAAGGCGACCACGTTGGTCATTTGGTCCAAGCCGCCCAGATTCATCGCCGTTGTCATCGCAATGAGGCACGCTGTTTCGGTGCGCAATTTAATTGGAATATCGGCTAATGCTCTTGTATTTGTCAGGTGCTTCATTTTCGTAAAATCGTTTCTATTTGCGCGCATATAGGATGTAATTAAAATTTCCGTGGGAATGAGTCCGAGCACTTCATAGATTTGCTCTAAGGTGCCTGTTTTTATAGCGGTCTTCATGCGATTTATACACGCGCTTTCACTTCGCAATTGCATGGGAATATCGTTGAACTTCATGTCTTTTGTCATTCGGGGTTTGTCTTATATTCTTTTTAGAAAAGTAATTCAATTTTAGGGGGCTCTGCCCCCTGACCCCCGTTTGGCGGATGTGGAAGGCGGATGCGGAAGGCGGATGCGGAAGGCGGATGTGGAAGGCGGATGCGAAAGGCGGATGCAATCGATGGAGATAAAACACATTTTGCGTCCGCCTTCTGCGTCCGCCGAGCGGGGGCCAGGGGGCAGAGCCCCTAAAAAAAAGAGTAATTACTCTCTTCGTTTTTTTAAAATTGTTTATTCAATAGGGGCTCTGCCCCTACAATCCCGTCTGCCCTAAGCGCAGCAAGTCCTACAACCTAGTTCCACCACAACACTCCAGCATCCTCTGCTTCTTCTTCATCCGCCGTTTGCGTCCGCCCTTCCCCTTGAGCGGGGGCCAGGGGGTGTCCCCCTAATTCTGTTTCGATTGTTTTTAGTTCGCCCACATTATACCCAGCCCAGCCTTGTTCGGCATACTTCACATACTCATCTTTGCGAGTCTCTAACAGCAACTGAATGAGCGGTTGAATCAGCTGCAAGGGGGTTATACCGTTTGCGTTTTTCTGATAAATAAGGCGCGGGTCCGTTTTGGCGATTTCCAGCATGCGTTCAACACTCGTCAACCCTTGCTTATACTGGTTGTGTTCATCGCGCCAGCCCGGCCGCACACAAGCTGGGCAATCGTATTCATAGCTAAACCCATTGCCATAGGAGAGAATCCCCCAATGCAATTTGTTGTTGCCAAAACTCTCGCAAATACATACTACTGGCTTGGCACAATTGCAATGGTCCCAATCCGCACTCAATTGAGATAAGATTTTACACGTCCTGGTGCAGGCGCCCGTTTCCGATACGGTGGCTTTCTGGCGGAAGTCGCAGGCCGCACAAAAGACCGGATGATAGCCGACATACTCTAACCCGTTGGTTAATCCGTCTAAAGCATCCCACTTATCCAAGCCGTATAATTCGGGTAAGCGACCATTGTTGTTGGCTACCAGCCTTATATTTACAGAATGCTTGGCACAGAGCCACACCGGTAGGGTTGTATCGTAGGAACCATGCCCACGGTCGCGGTCTTTCTGCCGCGGGCGCACATGCCACACAACCTCATGCACATTTTCGTGCCCACCACACGTGCCATAAAAGCTGGCTTCACACTTCCATTCTCTTTGCTGCTCAGCTGGCTTCTCTCTCTGCTCCATCTGCTTCTCTGGCTGCTTCTCGCTTGCTGTCTGCTCTGGCTGCTCTGATTGGTTCATCATTGTTTCACTGGAGTTACCTTTTATTCTTTTTTAGAAAAGGATTTCAATTTTTTATTTAACTTGTAAAAACAAAATGTACATATGGGCCTTGTATACGCCTGTAATATTATACCTTCGCATTTGTAACTACAATATTTTTTATTACATTTACAGCATATTTTTACGTTAAAATCTGGCTCACCACATTCATCGCATTTTAAACTAACATAGTATTCATCGTTATTCATTTTAATATAAGTACGTAATTTTATATTAAAATTTTTTGTATGTCTTGTGCTTTTTATATGTCTTGCGCTTTTTGGTTGTTTTGCGTCTTTTGCGTCCGCCTTTTCGTGTTGTTGAGAAGCTGCTAGGCGTTCCCTCCATTTTTACCAAAAATTTATTGTACAAAACTAAAGCTTGACTTGCTGTAGGTCTATTATCAACATTCATTATAACTAAATTTTTTATAACACGACTTAGATTAACAATCACATTTTCTAAAAAAATTTGAACATCCTTACTTTCGGTCTCATCTAATTTTACGAGAAGTTCACTCAATATTTTTTTTAAAACACAGCCCAATGACCAAATATCGTTTTTGATATAGGTTTTCGGCGGTTCTAACTTTTCGTAATATTTATCTGGAATTATAGATATTTCAGTATATGCTTTCATTTCATTCTTTTCCATTCTATATAATTTTAAATAACGAACAATATTGTTATCTACACTTTCAATGTTTTCAATATCCCCAAAAAAAAGTACATTAGGTAATAGGCCATACAAAGAATAAAAATATTCAGGGGATACATATCCTGCCGTATAGCCTTCAATATCATCACCTGATTGCCATTCACTTTTTAATTTTTTAGTAGGTTTATCAAAAATAGCGTTTCCAAAATCAATAATTTTGAATTGTTTATCTCTTTCATCCAGGACAAGATTTTGTGGCTTTATATCACAATGATAAATTTTTGCTTCATTCAATATTTTTACGCCAACAAATACATTTTTAACTGAAATTAAACACTCTTTTATTTCCTCAATTCCGTTTAAGTTTGGTAGAATGTTTTGCATTGGTTTACCTAAATAGCTAAAATTAATAGCATTATAACTAGGAATGAGTTTTTTATTACTACTGTTAAGACTACTGCCACGACGCATCCAATCAAGCTCACCTATCTCTTTTTTTTCATAGTTTGCTGGAAGATTAATCGCATTAAAAGTTAATTTTTCTTCCTTTATCTTTTTTTTTGGTATAGTTGTACATATTTTTTTAATTTCTTCATTTTCTTCAATTTTACCGCATGTTTTGTATGAGGATAAAAAATAGTCTTCATTTTCATCTAATCTCTTTAATTGTTGGTTATTTCTATCAAAATTCTTCATTTCACTCGTATAATTTTCATCTTCAACAAAAAATTTAGTTGCAATCGGTTTTATACACGGTTCAGAAACACATTCAGATTGTTCGCCACAATCGAGCCCTGGATAAATTACACAACCGCTTGCGCCACAACTGCATATTTTTTTATTTTTTCTTAAAGAAGAACGCGCTGTTGCCATTTAATATATATGTGTATAAAAATAGGGGGGACACCCCCCTGACCCCCCGGAGCTAGGGTGGGGTGGTGCTTGGGGAGGGGCAAATACAAATTACAACTGACCCCAAGCTGCTCACCCAAGCCGCGCACCCTAGCTCTGACCCCAAGCCGCGCACCCTAGCTCCGACCCCAAGCCGCGCACCCAAGCTGCCCACCCTAGCAGCGGGGGGCCGTGGGGGCAGAGCCCCTTTACCACTTCGTCGTCTTCTTCACACTAATCTTCGGTCCTTGTCCGCGTTTTTTCACACTGCCTGGGTCATAGGCCGCATCTTCATCATCCGATTGCAAATCTTTGGACAATTCCCAGAATTCCTTCGAACCCAGTTTAAAATCCGCGTGGTGTTCGGCTTTATACCAGAAAATCTGGTCGTGGAGTTTATTGGATTTGGAATTGTTGTTAATGACCAGACATTCAAAATTTTCCGTGCACTGGTCCATGACTTGACAAAAGGATTCAAAGGTCGGAAACATACCGGCGTAATTCTCCCAAATGCGCTTCCTATTCGCAATATACGGCTCCCGCAAAATAAATACATAATCAATGTTCGTCCGCAGATTGGGGGGAATACCCAGCGGGTACTGCATCGTTATAATCAGCATAATTTTCCAGTGCCGCCCGTTCATGAAAAGCAAACGCATCATTTTGTCGCGTGTCCAAGTCGCATCGTAGAGACAATCATCTAAAATAACGAAAGCGCGCGGGTCAATATTACAGCGTTTAAATTGCTCCAATTCTTTTTTGACTTGCTTTAAAACCGTCTTTTGCCTTTTCAAGATATTTTCAATAATGGATGTATTGTATTCTTCGTGAATAAAAAGTTTGGGCACATGTGCACTGTAAAAACCGTTTCCGGCTTCTGTACCAGAAATGACAGTGCCGATGGGGATATCCTGGTGATAAAACAATAAATCTCTCACTAAATAACTCTTACCCGTATCACGCCGACCGATTAAGACAACGACTGGACCTTTATTTTCATCGGGTCTAAAACTGATGTGGCGCATATCAAATTTTTTCAATTCCAACGTCATTAATCTGTATTATATATTAATCAATATGAATAACCGCATACGAAAAACGAATGAGTTAAAAAACTAATAATTTATATATATTACAAGTAATAATGGACACGGGTGCGAAAATGGAATTGGGTGCGAAAATGGAATTGGGTGCGAAAATGGAATTGGGTGCGAAAATGGAATTTACTTATAAAAAAGAGGATAATCAAAAACTTTTCAAGAGTTTAGAAGAAAATCCAGCATTTGGTATAGTGGCCGCACAAAACTATATACCGCTGTACAACACTTATTTCGCATTGACCAAAAGCAATTCGAACGCCATTATGTTAAATCAGCATTGGCGGCTACAAGAAATTTTAACAGAAGAAACGGACAATATATTTACCTGCCACGTTAAAAATGAGAAAACAAAGGAAACACGAAAAGTATTTTTAAAATTTAGTCCGTTGCTGGACCCCATTAAATATTTACTCGGGAAATATGACATAACCGATACAACATTGCTAAACTTACCTGCGTTTGATTCAAGTGCGTGTAATCCGAAAACGAGAGATTACAATAATTCGGCTTATGTCGACAGTTTTTTTACTTATTTATCGAGTAAATTATTACACACGCACGGCTTTATTCATGGAATGGATTTTTACGGCTCTTTCTTGGCTTTGAAAACGGATTTTCGCATTAATATTATAGATGACATTGAATATTTGAGTGATTCGAGTTTTTTCAAGAAGAATGATAAAATTTTATATGAATTGGAAGAAGGCGGCAATGCGGAACTGAGCGATACGCGCAATTATAAGAAAAAGTTGAACTTTTCGGATAAAATCATTCAACTGGAGGACATAACGGATTTGAAAGAATTGGACGCGTTTGTGAATGAGAATTGTACGGGTGAACCGGAATTGGTTACCATCGAATTAACGGATTTGGAACGAAACTCCACCAAATCGCATACCAGCTCTTGCTCTTCGCGCACATCGAATACGTCCGAAGGGGAGGATACAGTAGACGAGGACGAGGCAGACGAGGCAGAGGACGCAGACGAGGTTGTAGAGGCAGAGCCCCAATGGGAAAGCGACGAAGAAAGCGAAGATGAAGACGAATTGATAGCCAAAATAAAGAAATTTCCAGTGCAAGTGATTGCCTTGGAACATTGCGAAAGCACGTTAGATGATTTTATAACACATGGGAAAATTACAACGGAAATGTGGGACTCGATTGTCATGCAAATTTTGTTTAGTTTGATTACTTTTCAAAAAGTGTTTGGTTTAACCCACAATGATTTACACACAAATAATGTCATGTATATGGAAACATCCAAAAAGTTCTTTTATTACAAATTAAATCACGTGTATTATCAAGTGCCCACCTTTGGTAAATTATTCAAGATTATAGATTATGGTCGCGCAATTTATAAATTCCGAGGCCAATTGTTGTGCAGCGACAGTTATCATCCGGCCGGCGATGCGGCAACCCAATACAACTGTGAGCCCTATTTTAATGACAAAAAACCTCGTTTGGACCCGAATTTTAGTTTTGATTTATGTCGGCTGGGCTGCGCGTTGTACGATTATTTGCTGGATGAACCAAAATCCAAAATCGTACAAATAATGTTGGAGTGGGTCAAAGACGACAAAGGCCGCAATATCTTGTACAAAAAGAACGGGGATGAACGGTATCCCGATTTCAAATTGTATAAAATGATTGCACGCACTGTAAATAATCACGTACCGGCGCAAGTGTTGAGTAATCCCTATTTTGACAAATTTATTGTGCCGAAGAAAGAAGTCGCGAAAAAAATAGTCATGGATTTGGATGCGATGCCATGCTATATGTGAAACAATGCTATATGTGAAACAATGCTATATGTAAAAAAAAGTTCCGAAGAACCCTTTTCTTTTTTTTATAATTTATTGATACATAATTTATTGATACTTTATCAATCGTGATAATAATCCTCTTTATTGTAGGAATCGTCGCTGGAGTATACGTAGTCGTCGTCTGACATGTCCATTGGCTCAAGTGCGGCTTCGGCGACGCTGATAGCGGTTTCCGTCAAGTTTAGTTCTGCGCCGAGAACTTCTGCGGCGGCTGCTTCGAGTTGCGTTTGTTGATAAGAGAGCCAAGGCGCACTATACCAGTTTGCGGGCGCGAGCGAACTGACGTCATTACCTGAGATATCCATGTCTTCCAATACGGCTTCGGCCACGTTGATGGCGGTTTCCGTCAAATTTAACTCTTGGCCGAGTGTGTTCATCGCAAAATCTTCGGTCAAGTACCAATTCAAACGGGACTCAGCGTCTGCTCCGCTTGTGTCTGCTCCGCTTGTGTCTGCTCCGCTTGCGTCTGCTCCGCTTGCGTCTGCTCCGCTTGCTTTTGGCACATCCGGGAATTTTTGTAACAAATCTTCTAATCGCCGAATGCGCTGTTCTTGTTCGACATTGGCTTGCTCCTGTACATACGCTTGATAGCCGAGCCGCATAATGCGCTTGTCGTTATTGCTTAAACGGCGCTTGGTGTTTTCAAACGCAACCCAGTACCACGGGTCGTCATAAACAATACGCGCTTGCGCTTTTGGCCCATAAATGCGTTGCTGGAAATTGTACGCAATCTCGTTATCATACCAAGCGCTGAAATAAATGAACGCCTTGTAGATGGGGTAGCTGCGTTTCTTGCTGTCGGGCATCCGAATAATACTTACCTTGTATACACGGCCAATATGTTGCTGATGGAAAATATCCACAATTACCTGTTCATCAATCCATTGCGGAAAGACACGCGGAATCATTAACGAGAGGGCTTGGTTGACTTGAAAAGACATTTTGCTTTTTTAAACGGTTTGGGTTATGATACTCTAATATATGAAAAAGTAATTCAATTTTTTGCAATTTTCATATATTATCTAAAATCCAGGTACATCAGTGAATACATTGGTAATTGTTTTAACCACGGCGTTGTCGGGCATAAATTCATCTATAATATATAGCCCAATGATAGCGCTTAAATAAACAATAAGGGTATCACGAATCAATTCTTTCATGGGTTTTGCTTCATTTTTTGTTATGCGCATTTCTACAAATTTCAGCAATAAATAAATGAAAGCGATGATGCCGGAATGAATGATATATTTTTCCATATATTAGGGTATGAATTAATGTATGGATATTCTCCGCATAGGGGGTACCCCCCTACAACCCCTAGGGGCTCTGCCCCTACACCCCGCCTCCGGCGCTCTTCCCCCTAAACCCCGCCTCCGGTGCTCCGCTTAGGGGTTCTTCCCCTACACTCCGCTGGGGGGGTCAGGGGGGCTGCTTTGCATGCCCCCTTTAGGTAAGCACCTCAAAGTCCAACACCGGTGGTTTCAATTCAACTGGTTTATTCAAATCATTGATATCAATAATGTCTAATTTAATATTATCGCCTATCGTTAAACGTTCGTCTTCGTCTTCGTCATCTGCAAGCGACTCTTCGAGTTCTTCTAAATTTTTCTCATCTTTGTGTGAATTAATAATGGAAGTAATACCTTTTATGTCCACTGCCGTATCATTATCGGCAAACGTGATTTTATTCTCATTGGTTTCAGGTTTCGTTTCGGTTTCCTTTATTTTTTCGGTTTCCTTTATTTTTTCAGGCTCTCGCTCAGGCACCACATCCGGCAATGGTTCTTCCACTTCTTTGACTTCGACATCTTGTTCTTCAGTCTCATCCATATAGGCGCGCAAAATATGCTCGACTGGCACACTATCGCGTATCGCATTTAAAATACATTCTTTAATGATGATTTCGATTTCCCGATTATTTTTCTGTGTTTGTAGCGGCGCAATATTTTTCTCAAACAAATAAATATTCGTGTATATTTTGCGTGCCACGTGAATATAAATTTTATGAAGAAAATCGCTAATGGATGGCACGTCAATATCGATTTTCTTCTGCTTGCTGCCTACGCGTACACAGGTCAATGCTTTCAGCTGAATAATATGTACACAGGTCACCAGTTCTTCTAAATACGTACACCCGGAGGTTTCTATGATGCGGCTCTTTTCCGTATCAATAATCGTTTGATTCCATTTCGGTACTCGCGTCAAGAAATTCTGAAAGGTCATGAGATATTTATCCGTTTCCTTGTTATCCTGGCATAATTTCCAAGCCTCATCGAAAATTGATTTCAACCCTTGCGTAACCGATGGCGTGAGAACATTTAACAATCGAGCACACCATTCGTTCTTGGATTCACTCAAACTCGCAACCGAAAAATCATCCATTTTACATAAATGATATATTTTCTAAATCATAATCGGAACGTAACAACATGAAATTCAAGATAAAGAGAATAAAGAGTTTTTCATTGCGAAATTCCTTTTTGACTTTATTAAAGACCAGCAGCATTTGGTATTTTTTCATTTCCGCCAGTGTCGGGGTCTGTTCGATATAGCTCATCATATCTAAACCGCTATAGCCCTTTTCGTATAATTTATTGGCTAGGTCAAACAATTGTGGATAGTCTAGATTTTCGGCTTCTTGTAAGGGCTGAAAAATCTTGTCTAGCCATTTAAACATTTTCTTCGGACTCGGTTGGGTAAACGTTTCTTGTATGTTATGCTTATGTAAATTTACTTTGACACCTTGGATAATGGGTTCATAGACAAAAATTTCACACAAACGCGAGAGAATGGGTTTCAATAATTTGTATTTGTCTTGTACGATAATAAAAAAGCGGGTGGTATGACTAAACAATTCAATACAGCGCCGCAATGCGGATTGCGCGTCAATGGTGAGTTCGTCCGCGTTGGACAAAACAATGGTTTTAAAATTGCCGGCGCCTTCGGCATTCACATGTGTCTTGGCGAAAAATTTCAATTCATCACGTACAAATTTAATCCCTTTCCCGTGTGCGCAATTGACGTACATGACATAATTTTTGATTAATTCCTTGTTGCCTTGGTAAATATCCGTTATGAATTTATGGACAATGGTGCGTTTTCCGCTCCCGCTCGCCCCGTGAAAAATAATATTGGGTATTTTCCCTGTTTTTAAAAAGAAATCGAGTTTTTCAGTTATTTCTGGATGGTATGTCATTTGTTTAAAGTTAACTAAACCGGTTTTAAATCCTATTCACTCTTATATAAGGTCGGCGAGTGAAAAACCTTCTCTCTCTGCGAGGGTGGTAATAACCGCCAAGGTTTCCGTTAAGAGCCGTTTAATGTTTTGGCTTGTATCAAAAAGTTCAACCACTTGTTCATCTTTCATTAGGGCCATTTGTTGACTACTTGTATGTAAAATATTTACCAGGTTAGCGTATCTCTCTTTCTTATATTTTTCGACCACTTTCGCTTGATAATCCTCTAAAAGAAAATCCGCGGCAGTGAAGCGTGCGTGTCCTTGTACTAATTGTGGCATCTCTCTGCTTCTATGTATGTAGGTTATGTTTATATGGTTTAAAGATAACTTGATTAATCAATAGAAGAATGGAAATATATCCGCGGCGCTTAGTTTGGCTGCAAATGAGCGACAATTGTATGTTCTGTACCGACCCAAAGGGGGAGTCCTATATGACCTATGTCGCTTTAGAAGCAAAGATGGGCTATATTTCGTGTATTGACTGTAGAGAGAAGATGCGTGCGGCAGTTGAATACTGGCGGACGCATCGGGCCTATGGCGCAGCCAATCACTTGAAAGACCACACCGACCTGAAAATTAAACGGTCGAACGGCAAGATTGAAGCCGGCTGGTGTTTAAACAATCCTTTGACAAGTTATGATGCGGAGACTGGCTGTGAAACTGTACGCTGTTATAATAAGAGCCAAAATATAGGCAAATGGTGTACGGTGGCGAGTGTTTTGGAATTGAATCTATAAATTATGAATCCATAAATTATGATTTGATATTATACGCATTATAAAACATATAGATTGAGAGAATTAATAAAATAGAGGCAGTGATAACTTTTATAGATTTTTCAGTAAAATTTGTATGATATTTTGCTCCGATGTAAGAGCCTAACATATATGAAAGAGTGATGAGAATTCCTATGAAATAATCTATTCTATTTTCTTTTGCATATTGAATAAGCGCAAATATCGAACCGAAGGGTTCAAAACTAAATAAAACTGTGCCAATCGCCTTTTGATAATCAGAAAAAATACTAAACATTGTTAATAAAGGCAGCATAATTATGGTGCCGGAAATGCCGAGGAGTCCACCTAAAAACCCGGCAAAAATTCCCAGAAATGAAGTATATAATATTCGCAGGGATTGATTCATATATTAAACAATGAAAATTGTCTATAGGTGCACATTGTCTATAGGTGCACATTGTCTATAGGTGCACATTGTCTATAGGTGCACATTGTCTATAGGTGCACATTGTCTATAGGTGCACATTGTCTATAGGTGCACACTGTATAATACGTAGGCCAAAAATAGCCCAAAAAAGTTCTTAGCAAATAAATCTAATATATTGTACATGGAATTTTTTATTTTGTAGGGCAATAAGGCTGCTATGCCATAAATTGCCCATATACCAGAAAAATACCAAAATATTTTTTGCCCTTGACTACTTTGTATGGCAAAATTTTTATAAATAATATAAAACATGAATAGGAATGGCACAAACCCGACGAGCGTTGTTGTTAAATATGAAAATACTTTTTGTTCACCTAAATATCCTGCGTATAACATAGAACAATTTAAGAAAATAACATTGAAAACCACTTCCCATTTGTTTTTTAATTCTGTTAATAAAGAATCACTTTGTATATTTTGTTCTTGATTACTCAAAAATTTTAAATAAAACATAAAAGTAATTAACATGGTTGGCGTGGTTATTATCCAATCATAATAGCGAAAAGGAGTTATGTTTTTAATCGTATTAAAATTCAATACCATCCAAATATAAAAACTAAATTCGATACCTTGGACAATTAATTCCATAGTAAGTAATTCACGAAGAAGTGTAAATGTTGGGGGTATAGGTAATCTTAATACGTAAAAATCGATGATACCCGTAACCAATTGTACAATTAAAGAAAAAATACCAGTATAATAAATATGATTCATACTGTATTAGTGTAAGAATTATATCTGGCTAATATATAATGTCAGCGACCCTATTCAAAAAAGTGGATGCGGGTGATTACATTACTTATAAAAAACGCATCGCCATTGCGGGCGAATACGCGCATGTCACGCCAACGAATCCCGTAAAAACCAACGGGAAACAATACAACCAAAATTTTACGTTTGTTCCTATAAAGCCGGAACCCACTGTTGATATTTCCAACTGCTTGCTAAACGCACAAAACTACGAATTATTAAAGGATTATACGAGTGGTGTCAATTATCTGAAAGTCATCTGTGAATAATATAAAAATTATATTAATATATTTTTTATATATATTTTAGGCCCAGCTGCTTAAGCTCTGAGTGTAGGGATTATTCTTAAACGCATTCAAGATTTCCGGTGCGATGCGGTCCGTGTTTACATTCTGGTCATAACTCTCCGAGACTTTCATCCGGTCCAGTGTAGCGGTGGCGCCGATGGAGGTATAACCAGCGGTGGGACCTGAGCTCGGTACCCACCAACGGTTGTTATCGCGGTCGCCGTCCAGTTTATGAATATTAATATTGTCTTTCTGGTTAAACATCTGGGTGCCGCCTTGATTCGGTCGGTTAATTTGTGTTTTGTTCACATTATTGCGCTGTTTGTATTCGGCTTCATAGGATTTGGTGGCCGCGAACCCATTCGAACCAGCTACCCCTGTATGCGAAACCGTTGTCGTATCTCGTTGTAAACTGACCGGCTGCTGTAGTGAGACCAAATACGCATTGGCGTTTTGATGTTGGACGTTCATATGATTACAATCTAATTCAGCTTCGGTCATTTCCCGAATAGTGGTTTTTGTGCGGTCCGCCGGATTGAACACTTTACCGTTTGAAACCGTCGTGCCGGCATTCCCGCTCGCGCGCATATTATCCACCACGTCTTCTTTCCGGGTGGGGCGCAGAAAATCCATGAGCGGCGAGACAATGGCTTTCATAAAACCGCCAGCGCCTCCGACGACCATCTCATTGCTAGTGGAAGAACGGTTATTGGATAAATTGCTGTAGCTTTGAATGCCATAATCGCCGGTGGTGGGCTGGCCCATCCCAACCGACGAGAAGGTGGCATGGTCTTTGGCGGGTAATACCGGACGGCGCACAGGCATGTATTCACCATTCACATAGCCGCCTTCGGTTTGATTGGCCCGGGAACCGTAGTATTCGGCGGTGGTGGCTGTACGACTGACGTCGCGTAATTCTTCAATACCACGGGCCGTGGGCGCCTTTTCCAGCCCAGTGGTGGTCATCCACCGTTCCGGTCCAGAGGCAAAATATTTTTCCGGCAAATGTTTTTCGATTTTGCCTTGCGTGTCGGTGGTCGGCGCATTTTTAATGTAATAGGTACCGGGCCCTTCGTGGCCTTGCAATTCAAAGGTCGTTTTCGGATTCGTGGCCACCCGCAATTCATCCACACCCCGGTCGAGCCACATATCGCGGGCTTCCATCCCAGAGTTGAAGCCCAAACTACCATCGTTGGTAAAACCTTTATTTAAGCCCGGCGCCACCCGTTGTTCGTCCCACGGCTTGACATTGGCCATACGTGTACCGGGATTGACACGGGATTGCATAAAATCGCTCACATTGGGAGAACCATTGGCAAATTGATAGCCTTCTTGGGGCTTGAACATCGGGGCTTGCTCTTTCTTCGCAAAAAATTGCGAGCCTTGGCCTTGCATGTTATCTAAAACACTCTCGGTTATATTCGTATCGGCCGTGGCTCCGCGAACCTTGCCGCCAAAATAAGGCATCATATTATTGTGTTTAAAACTACTCTTGTCAATGGGTTCCCCTGTCATGGATTTTACAGTTTGGGTGCCACCGCCTACACCATAATTCCCGCTATTGCGTTTTTCTTGCCAGGCGTAATTGGCTGGGTCATAATATTTGTCCGTCGTTTGGTTGGCGTTTATATAAGCGCTGGTATTATTGGAGGTTTTCACTGGTTCCGTTAGCGGGAAATTAAGCGTAGGATTGGGTGGGTTAACACCTGGTAAGGCATTTCGGGTTTGCGTCATATTGGTATAACCTTCTGTCCCGGTAATGTCCGATTTAATTTTTTTATCTTTCTGTTTGGAAATAATATACATACTGCCTAATGCGATTAAAGGAATTGCTAGTTCGGCCATTTATATATATATTATATTTGAATATAAAATATATAGATAACACGCTACCTTTATTGGTCAATCAATTGCCGGGGCGCTTTGGCGACAAAGATATCTTTTTCCAAGATGCGCGTACTTAAATTATTTTGAAAAGTATAGCAGATGTTTTCTTGCGGGTTTAAGGGTAGTATGGCCCATTTGGTTTGTTCTAAATCGCGGTACTCCCAAGCGGGATGCGTGGCGCGCGATTGGTCGGTCGAAGGCGCCGCCGTTTCATACTCTTGTTTTTTCGTTTTAACAGCGTTGAGGCGATATTCATTGGTGGCAATATCATCGCGGTTCGTGTTGCGCGAGAGACCAAAAAGGTCGCTTTCCAAATTAATGGTATTGGTTGTTAAATTGCCACCCCATTTTTGCATGCGAATAAACGGGTCATCCATATATAAAGGTTTGCTGCCATTGCCGGGTACATTCAACATGTATCGCCCCAATCCCGTCGATTCTTGTAATTGCTTATTAATGCGGCAAGGGTCATCGTGAAACCGTGTAAAAGCCATGTTATAATAATATAATATTAAAATTATATGGGATACGGTCGTTGATTGTTCTCAATAACTAGCGGTTTGGGCATATGAACTGGCAAACGGTCAAAAAAGACCGAGGTTGGAATCTTTTTCAGTTGCGGTTTAATGGGTTTTTGTGGAGTCACTAAATTGGTCGAATTAATGCCAAAGAGCAAAGATTCAATATCAATCGGATTCGTAGACAAGGTATTTCGCGGCATACGATTCGGCATGAAACCAATAGTAGGTATGGAAGGTTGGTAGGCACGCCCTTGCGCGTTGTAAAGATAACTGCTATAGTTTCGCGATAAGCTATTGGATTGTTGTTCTAAATTATAGTCTCCGCGAGTATTAAGATTTCGAGTTGAGGCCATTTATATATTACAATATATTTAATAAATTCGCCAAATACTTGTGCTGTATCGTTTGGTTTAAAAGAAAATCGACAATACAGCGATGCAGTAAATCAAAATATTCAAATTTAAACAGTAATTTGAAAATGATATCATTCTCCTCTAAGCGTTTTTCGCCGCTTAATTTAAAGAATGCGAGCATTTCTAGTATAGTTTCATTCCGGCGTGCTTTTTCGAAAATTTCTTTGAATTCAGACGAGACACGTGCGTACAAGTCTAGAATAATTGCGTTAATTGCCTCATCATCCCAATCATTTAAATCAAAGGCCTGGAGGAGTTGTATCCGGTATAAATCTTCTTGGTCCGCCTCATTTTCCATGAGTTTATATGTACAAATAAAATCCGCTTGATACATATTATTACTTCATTAATATCTTTTTATATATAAATGAAATTAAATAAACTTGCGCATTACGGAGATATACTTGCCATACCTTTTTTCATCATCACTTTCGTTTATTTCTATCAATTGCAAGAAAAAACCTTGCTAGAAAATTTAATAATGCTTTTTATTTTTATTTGCTTTATAATGGATGTACTATTTACGTTTATTTATATGTATACAAAATAAATTATGCGCCAAACAATTATGCGCCAATTAATTATGCGCCCAATTAATTATGTGCGATAGGTCGCGCCATCATTGTAATCCTTGTCCCGCGCCAATTCACGTGAAGGCAACCCACCACGAATCCAACCTTCCGCCGCATTGCATTCAATCAAATTCGCGGGATTACTAATCGTGGACTTTACTGTTGGCAGTAAGGGTGTTTGCGAATATTGTAAATAACTCACCTCACTGCTAGGATTGATACTTTTCTTATTGTTGGCAAAATCCCCTTGCTGCATTTGGGCTTCCAAAAGCGGGTCGCATTTACCCCGACCTAAATAAGGAATCGTCGAAAAAAGGCGTTGCGTCAAGCTAATTCGGCATTTCCCGCGCGACAAATCATTAATTAAGAGCTGGGAATTTTCGCCAATATTGGAACCACCCACGCTCGTTTGATAACTGCCAGTAAAATTAATATTCGGCTGACTTGTGGCAAAATCAATCGCACTGCTCAAAGGACAGGCTGGGCGAAATCCGTCCAGCGTATAATTGGCATATTCTGTATTTTGTAATACGTGCTGACTAAAGTCAGTTCTATCTGAGCCAATCCGGGTTGTTTGATAAAAATTATAATCGTGTACCGAAGCCATTATTATATATAATATGATTAAATATAATAAAAAAATCATTGTGGCTATTTAATTTTGCTAGCTATTTAATTTTGCGGGCTATTTAATTTTGCCAGCTATTTAATTTGCCAGCTATTTAATTTTGCCAGCGATGCGGCATATTTCGTACACAAGCAAGTTCATTATTTGTTTCATCGCGACAGGCTAACATATCCCCATAGCAATAATCAGCAAAGGATTTTTGGTCGTTAGGTATCGTGGTATTTGGCATCGGATACCACGCACGCATAGATTGGTCAAACGAAAAACTATCGCCTAAATCGTTGAATAATCGCTGGTCGATGGTGGTATCGTCAAAATTAGAAGCCACAAATTTCTTGGTTTTTTCATTTATATCGGCCTCGACCATAGGTATAAAAGCCGGCGCCGCTTCATTGCGATTTGGATTGTCATTAATCTCGGTTAAAAGCACATTCATAGCCGGATTGACCACGGACGGTTCGGTATAGTTTGGTTTCAAAATATTATAAATAGCACTGTTGGTAAACCCTTCCTTTTTTTTACTACTCTTTTTGCTAAAAAATAAAAGAATAATTGTACCTAAAGTTACGAAGCCGGATAACATTATTTTTATATTTTTTGTTATTAAATATCCCAATAAAGTTAATATAATCACTAGGCGAGAGATTGCGTTTAATTTTTCGTCAAATGACATATTATTCACAGGCCAAATATTCGATATTTCACCAGATTTAAATAAAATATTTGGATTATATAACCAAAATGAAGTAGTCATTTATATATATAATCACAAATATTTTATAGCATGATTTTTATATAGCAGCATTATTTATATAGCATTATTTATATAGCTTTTATTTCTTATTCTTTTTCTTCTTTTGTTCGCGCGTGCTGCGTTCGGCTTTTTCTCCGGTTGAAAATACCAAATTTTCGGCTGGCTGTTGGGCCTGCTGCGCTTGGGCCTGCTGCTGCGCTTGGGCCTGCTGCTGCGCTTGCGCTTGCTGCTGCGCTTGTGCCGCCTGCTGCATTTTCTTCTCTGCCAACTTTTTCAATAACCGCTCCCGATTTTTGGTCTCTTTTAATTTTTGATTAATATTTGATTGCATCGCATCGACATTTACCTTGCCTTTGCTCATGCCCATTTTATTCAACATGCCTTGTAAATCCCCCATACCTGGCATATTTTTCATTTTTTTCATCAATTCGCTGGCTTCTTCGAGCAATTCACTTTCTTTCATATCACCGGCTTTAATTTTTTCGTCGAGTTTCGACCCCACGTTTTTAACTAAACCGAGCAATTTGGTTGGGTTATGAATCAACCGCTTGAAAACATCATTAATCGATTCTGCGTTTTCCATATTAATATTTAAATCCGCCGCGGTTTCTTCCGCGATTTCTCTGGCCAATTTGCCAAGTTTCCCGTTCATCATATTCGTCACATGTTCATGTATTTCGTTGGGGTTTGGCAAATCATCTAAATTAATACCACCTTTGCCTGCTCCGCTTGCGTCTGCGCTTGCGTCTGCTCCGCTTGCGCCTGCGTCTGCTCCGCTCGCCTCTTCTTTATTTTCGCCAAAAAGCGTCTGCATTTGCGATATAGTTTCTTCTAATTTGCTTTTAAACTCGGTTTCATTGATGGTTTCAAATAATTTGGCGGTATCGCCAAAAGAATTACCATCCGAAATGCCGGACACGATGGTAAAAAGGACGAGCTGTAAATATTTCCAAATTGTTTCACGGGTTTTATCGCTAATATTTTCTTTCCACAAGGCTTTAAAACGGAGACCAGGCAAAAATTCACTATCATCTGTTTCAAAAATCTCATTATTTTGGTAGAGGATATCAAAAAATTTGACGGGATATATCGTCTTACAGTACACATACACAAATTCCAAGGAATGCTCTAAACGGTCTTTATCCGTTTCAAAGACCAAATTTTTTAATTCAATATGTAAATTCTCTTCTTGCTCGGGGAAAGAGACCAAAATATCTTTCGTCATATCAATAATAATTTTCTTAAATTCGGTGGGAATTTTTGTTTCAGCCATTATAGTTGATGTAAATAAAATATATTTAAATCAAACTTAATTGATATTATATTAACCGACAATGTGCACCTCGTCCTTGACCAATGTATTCATATCATATACTATTCGCGGGGCGCCAAGAGCGGTTTCAGCTACAGGGAGCGCATACAACTCATCCGTTATGCCAATAGCCCTTATATCTGTTAATAAGGTTGCATATGCTGGCGCCGCAATCGCATTTGCTTCCGCCGCTTTCCCTTTGCTTATGTTTGCCTGCTTAATCGCATCATTCAAGGATTTTACTGCTGATTTGTAGTTTGCAAGGGCGGAATTTTTTGCCGCTATGGCAGCGTTTATAGCGGCTTCATCTTTTCTAACTTGCTCATCTGCTGCAATCGCTTCGCTTATTGGCGATTCGGTTATTACACCCAACGTAGTACTCAAAGTATCAAATTCGTATCCGGTTATCCCCTCGCGACGAGCTTGTCTGCTAAAATAGAAGAGAGCAAACAAAATCATCCCCCCTAAAAAAACACAGAACATACTATTTTTGTTTACTTTTGTAGCTTTTAACTTCATTATATATATATTAAGATTTAACGTTTGTTTTTCTTAAATTATTGTACATATCAGACAGTTTTTTTAAATTCTTTAAATATTGAATGACATTTGCTTTCTCTTCCGCCGTCATATTACGAACGGGTTCCCTTAAAATATCAATCTTGTCAATGACCCAGACATCATCGGTTTCTTTATAACCGTGTTTCTTTCTATAATCATTTTCAATAAAAAAATTCAAGTCGCCATTTTCAATTTCGGTACTATAAAGCATAACAAAATAATCATTGAACATGCGAATCAACAATTTGGGCATCACGATTAATGATTTGTTGAGAGATTTGCGGGCGGACATAATATCCACATTGTTGGGAAACACCCGTTCAATATCAATGATAAATTCCATAAAATGTTTATTAAATGTATCAATGATTTGATTCTTATTCATAATTAATATATTTCATTTATATTTTTTAAATGTTTTTTAAATGTAATTTATTTGACACTATTTTATTTGACACTATTTTATTTGATATCCGTATTTCTTTTTTGTTGTAATTGTTCGAGAGATACTTGGCCGATTGTATCCGGTTGATAGTTGTCCGGCGGCGTATCAATATTCACATTATAATCGAGACTGGCATAGTGATGTTGTTGGCGCATGCCGCCGTCCCCTTTGGCGGAAAGGGAATGTGAATCTTGGTCGAGGAAACTGTAATTGTCTGAAGTCACTCCAAATCCACAATTGTTCATAGAAAATGCTAAAGGTTCCCCGTTGGTTTTGACAATCGGATTTGTGTGCGTTATATTACTGGCTTCTAAATGTTTATTAATATCATTGCCAAAAAGCACATGATGACCTTTATTTAACAGCAGCAGGGCGGGTACTTTTGATACGGTGGGTGGGAGCAGAATCTCTTGGCCGTTTTCTAAAATAATGTAGGTGGCGCCGTTTTTTTTGGTCCGTTTGTCGATATTGATAAAATGCATATCATTTTTTGCGTTTGATTTTGAGACAATTTGTAAGAGTTTGCTACAATTGTCGCAATAGCTGCTATAGTATAGAATCGCGCTCATTATATAAAAAAACTATTATAAACCTTAAAATTTAAACTAATTTATAAGAACACTAATTTATAAGAAAATTGATTTAATAATTAGTTTAGTATAATATAATAAACAGTCGAAAATGTCACAAGCGATATCAGTAAAGAAAGTATCGGCGAAAGAAGCGACCACAAAAGAAGCCACCGTAGCCAAAGAAGCGACCGTAGCCAAAGAAGCGACCGTAGCCAAAGAAGCGCCTCAAGCAAAAAAAACATTAAAAAAAGCACCAGCTGTCATGGAACCGGTTATTTCTAAAATAGCGGAGACCAACAATATCTTAAACTTCACGTTGAGCAATGTCAATGTAAGTATTGCGAATGGCTTGCGCCGGATGGTCGCCGAAATACCCGTCGTTGTCTTTCGTACCAGCCCGCATGAAAAGAATAATGCGAATTTTGAGGTCAATACCACCCGCATGAATAATGAATTACTAAAACAACGGCTCAGCTGTATTCCCATCTTTGCGGATATCGATTTTCCCATTAAGGATTATCTCTTGGTGGTCGATAAACAGAATAAAACCAATACCGTGGAATACATAACAACGGCCGATTTTACGGTCGTTGACCTCAAGACCAATCAAGTGGATAAAAATTTAACCGCCAAACTCTTTCCGCCCAATCCACTCACGGGCGATTACCCGGAATTGGTTCGGCTCTTGCCGCGGGTATCCGAAAACATTGAAGGCGAACGGATAGTTTTAAAATGTAAATTTGATATCGGGACAGCCAAAGAAGACAGTTCCTTTAACACGTCCTCCACCTGTGTCTATGCCAACACACTTGACCCAGTGAAAATTAAAGCGGCCTGGGCCGAAAAGAAAATAGAATTAGCGAAAACGCTCAACGCAACAGAAATTGCCTTTATTGAAAAAGACTGGCATTTACTGGACGCCAAGAGGCATTTCTTGCCGGATTCCTTTGATTTTATGGTCGAAACGGTGGGGCCACTGACAAATATGTCCATTATCACGAAGGCCGCTAAATTAATGGTCGAACGCTTAAAACGCTTACAAGAGACGGTACAAGGGGAACCCAATAGTGTGGTCAATTCGGAAACCACCATTCCCAACAGTTTTGACATAACCTTGAAGGGGGAAGATTATACCTTAGGTAAAGTCATCGAATATGTGTTGTACGATATTCATTATGACAAAACCTTGAATTATTGCGGGTTTCGTAAACCGCACCCACATATTGATGAGTCCCTTATCCGCATAGGCTTTAAAAATCCAACAGATAAAGTGACGGTCATAACCTATATTACGAATGCCGCGCAGGAAGCCATTCATATTTACGAGAAAATTAGCAAGGTGTTTGATGTTGTCGAGTAAACCAGTAAACCTTGTATCCCTTTATAACCCTATTTTTTATATCAATTTTAGTTGGTATAAAAATTTCTATTATAAATATAAGGTAATATGACTGTGAAATTACAATTAGGCGATATTATTCAAATTAGTGCGCCGAATGACACTGATATACATGAACACATATACCATATTGCTTATCTTGATGAAAACAAAATACGTTTAGAAGAAGCAGACGGGACTGAGCAAATTCTCACACTGACATACGGTAATCTCGATAATGAAGCGATTGAAAGTATTATAATAAAAAGCCGTGCTGAAGAAGTTGGCTATGCCCGGCAAAATAATTTGTTGATTGGCGTGTGGATTGATATACATTTTAGTGGCGATTTGCCTTTGACTTTAACTGGGAAAATTACTAATTTGGAAAAAGACAAAATAGAAATAACGACCTTCCCGGAGAATGATGTTATTTTTATTGATTTTGAATATAAAGGTTTACCGGAAGATTTGCCGATAGAAAAAATACAGATAAGAAAAGCGCCGGATGTCAGCATGGAGCAGGCGCCAGGAGAGAAAGGAGAGCAGGCACAAGCAGAGCAGCAAGCAGAGCAGCAAGCAGAGCAGCAAGCAGAGCAGACACAAGGAGAGCAGCAAGCAGAAGGAGAGCAGGGAGAAGGCTCCATCGAGGCCCTCGAAAAAAAATACAAGGCTCTCCAACAACAATTGCTCGAAATGCCAGAAGAGGAAATAACCCTCGAAAATTTGGAATTTGAAAGGCAAAAAGAAATACAGGAACAAACACGTAATTTTATTTTCAACGCGGACCAAATTCGATTTGGTGAAGATTTAGAAGCCATAACACAGCTGGTGGACGTGCCAGAAGAAGAACAACGCTACGACATCGATAAACAATTAGATGATTTACTTGATGATATGTTGTCGACCATTCCCAATGCCAAAAGAACCGACGCAGTCAAGAATAATATACACAAAATGATTCAACGCTTTAAACAATTGCGCGACAATTTTTCGGTCTTTGACGAAAAAGGTTATGCTTTGCTACCCAAAGCCCATGGACCCAATTATAAACCCTTGGTCGGTGTCATGGAAAAACTCGAAAAACAACTGTACTGGCTGCTACCTGTGGTTAAAAATATTAAAAAAATATACAACGAAGCGGATACTGAAGAAGAAATAGAAGGCGAAGAAGACATTGAGCTCATTGATTTTGCTGAGAATATGACAGCCGAAAAAGAAATCGTCAACCGGTATGAGGCAAATACGGCAACCGAAACCAATAAGTATGCGCTTTTACAAAGAGAACTCAATCCTTATCTCACGCCATATTTGAATCCACCCGAGACCCTTCCGATAAATACGAACATAACCACCTTAGTGGATAATTTGGGCGATTTTAATTCGTCTGTACAAGGCACAGATACCTTTACCACACCACATAGCGCGAACAATTATGAACGCAGCCGCAAAATCCAGCAAAAACGGTTTGCCTTACTAAATTATACGATTGGCACCAGCGGTCTCGAAATAATAAAGGTCCGTGGCGATAATCCCTTGGTTAAACGCAAAGAATTGACGAAAAACGAACGCTTGAATTTGAAAGCACTGGTCACATTACCGGAGCCAGTTGTGCGCTTTTCGCGCATTAATTTACAGACCGCGTTAATGCTCGATAAAGCGAATTTAAATCTTCATTATTTAAATTATTGGCAGCTGTTAAAAGAATCGACAAAGGTAAGTAAAGCCCAAGAGCATTCGGCTGATACCTTTTTAAAAACAATCCGAAATTTTACGGTCGGCGATGGAGAGAATTATAGTGATTTTTTAAATACCGTCATACCAAAAACGAAAATATTGTTTCATTTTATAAAACCCTATTTGGTGGGAAAACTATCCATCAATGCGATTTTAACCTACCTGGAACCCTTTATGATTTACCAGGAAGATTTGAATGCGTCGCAATACAAAGAAATGACCGATTATATTCGCGAAAAAATATTAGAGTATCGAAAACAGTATGCGACCAAATCGCGGGAATATGCCAACATAAAAGGCACGCAAAATGTATTGATTCCATCTTTACTCAAAATATTAGACGAAAATACCAGTTTACGGGCGAAAGTGCTGGACGTGTATGGCTTTACTGATACGATTATGAATATGAATAATGCGGATTTTATTAAACGTATTTACGAGATTGATGACGGTGTTTTTTATAATAACGCCATTGCGCTTATTTCCACCAATTTAATGATTGCGGACGGCACGCGCGATATGGCGGACATTGATATTTATTTGAACAAGGCAGCCGTGGGCCCAATACCAACAGCCAAAACTAAGAAAACCACACAAGTCGCACCGACCGAAAACGCATGTAAAAAGGTCATCGCCAAGCGCTATATTGAAATTGATGAATTAAACGAAGACAATGGCAAAGAGATTTATTTTGATAAAAAATACGATACGACCGACTATACACTGCGTAAAGCGGACAGCCGGCTGTCGCAGCAGGACCAACTCCAACACTATATCGACCAACTAATAAAAACCAAAGACGAACCGAGCGCACGCCGTGATGCTCAAGCCATTTTGCGTGGCCAGCGCACAGTCAAAAACGGCGAGTATGCGCTCTTAGAAACGACCGATGAAACCAGCGCAACAATTCAGTATTATGTGCGCCAACAGGATACCTGGGTGTTGGACGAGACGATGGATTCAGAGACCTTTGCGGATTCCATGAAAATGTTTTGTAATTTAAATGAAAAATGTATCGCGGTTAAGGATAAATGCGAAGACCAAGAGACAGGTGCGAATGAACTCAAAAAACAAAATTTAAAATTACTCTTGACCGAGTTTAATACCGCCTTAAATGTCAGTAAAGATATCATAACCAACCGCATCGAGGATGAATTAGGCAGCGCGGACGCGCGTATCGATACATTGCGCAAAATACGCTTGACGCAAATGTACAAATACGAAACAAAAAAAATCGAGTTGGCCAATACCCTAGAGGAGACAAGTGTGAATGTGGTCTCGCCTTACGATGGTTTGTTGAACAATATTCTGGCGTCAACGGATGTGGCCAAACGGTATTTGAATATCTCGAATTTTGTCAAGACCTTTACTCGCGAAGGACTGACGGAGAACGACGAATCCCATTATTGGCGTTATTGTATTAAAAGCAATAAGAAAATGTTGCCTACGTTTATTTACACGCTCGCGACGACTTTTTTGACCGGTGGCAATTTCGGTCAAATGCTCGATACAATTTGCGCTTTACAAGGAACCCTCAGTGATGATGGTGATAAATATGTCGATAAATACAGCGGTTATACCATAAGAATGATTGAAATGAGTACCGACGAAGAATACAATGAAGAAGGCTTTAAAATCATAACGCGTTCGGTCATGGAAGAAGATACCGGCGATGCGCTCTTGGCAGCTTTAAAAACACTGCCGGTAGGCGCGCCGGTTGCCATGAAACAGAAATTTGCCACACCTGATGCGACGACGATTTACAATGTGATTGAAGCCATGAGCGCCAATATGGGCCTGAATTTGGAAGACCAGAAAGATTTTATAGTACGCAATGTCTTGAAACAACTCAGCAATACCAGTGTCATGCCATCTCAAACGGCCTATGCCAAATTATTTGCGGCAATGCAGGCCAAAAACAAAAAAATGGACACCTATGAAGTTGCCTATAATTCGACCTTACTGTTTTTAACCTTTGCTTATTATTTAATCGCCATTCAAACCAGCATCCCTCCAATTAAAACCAAAACTACTTTCCCTGGTTGCAAAAAATCGTTCAGTGGCTTTCCGTTAGATGCCGATACATCCGACACGAAAGGTTTAAATTACGTCGCATGTGTCGCTTTTAAATTAAGAAATAAAGCCGCGCTCCCCTGGTCCGCCATCGCAAATCAGCGCAGCGAGGAGTTGATTGCCAAACAAATGGAAGGGTATATCACGAAATATATTCTACCGACCGAAGAAGTCCAGAATAGTATAAAACAATGGAAACTCTATCGCGCAGGTAATCCCGAGCCGATTATTCCGCCAGAACACATGCTGGAAACCTGGGTTAGCTTCTTGCCGCCGTTGAAACAATTGAAAATGCTGACCACCCAAGACGTAGGCGATGTGTTTAAAGAGCGGTTATCCGTGAGTTTGCGCAAAGGCCAGAAGGCGCAAGAGGATTATATAGCCGAACTCCATTCGAAAATGCTCCAGTTTTCTTTTCATATCATTGATTTAATCGAGAAAACAGTCCACGGTGAGCAAGCTATCTTACGTGGGAAAAACGGAGAACCTTATATGGAAAATGCCTGCTGCGATACTGGCGAAAAGAACACCATCAAGTATTTCGTTAAAAAACAACCCGATATTGCGGTTTACAATAATAAAGTCGTCCGCTTAAGCGACATGTACGATGATGCGCGTAAATTGGCGAAGGCGGTTCTCCTTTACGACCCGAGCAAGACCAAACGCAAATTACGCGAGATTGAAAATAAATTTTCGGAACAGACAATTTATCGCGCATTTATCGTCTATTGTCGTTTCAATAGTTTAATTCCAGTGAGCGATAATATGAAAGCCATTTGCCCAACCAAGCCGGATAATTTTGACGCGAATGATAGCTTGGAGGAAAGCATCCGCAAAATGAAAAGTAATGCGCGCAATTATAGTGAACAGTCGCTCCAACAACTGCTAGAGGTGATTAATAACTCGACGAAAAAGAGCCTAAAAATAGAAGAAAAGGTGGTGGCAAATACGACGCAATTAGCCGAAATTATGGCGCAAATGGATGCGGAGAATAAAAGACCGAGTGCCTTTCGCGCGGCCTTTATGGATATTATCGATACGTTCGAAATAAATGCGCTGCTCGAAGACACGGCGGCCTTGCGCAAATTCAAGAATATTCTGGCGAAACTGAACGACGATATGCAGAAACAAATCACGGAATTTGTCGGCCAGGCCAATGTGAAAGATGCGAATTTAATCAAATTTAATAATTGTTTGAATACCATTGTACAATTTAAAGAAACAGGGAATAATTTGATTTTGGGAAAAGAGGCAGAGACCGGGTTTAAGATGATAAATTTTATGAAAAAAACCATGCGTTCTTTAACCCGCGAATTCCCCAATATTATTATTAATGCGGTAAAATACGATAACGTGATGCCACCGATTCATTGGAAGTTATCGCCCACCCATATGCTAGATGTAAAAAATATCGTGAAAACCCATTATACTGCTTTTGCGCTCTTTTACCAAGATGACCAAATCCGCTTGCTGATGGAAAAAATGCTTGAAGTGTCGAGCGACGTGAATGCGCTGGCCCAGAATACGTTATGTTATGCGCCGGTGGAATTGAAAACCAAACAGCCGGCTGGCAGCAACGCACATGGCAGCAGCGCCGAGAAAAAGGCCGAAAAATACTCGGCATTTGATTTAGATTTGACGACCTTGTTATTTAAATTTTATTTTTTCAATGTGCTAGCGGATTTAATCGCCCTCCAAAATGATAAAGAAATTTTAGGGTTGCCTTTGAAAAACTTAGACGCGGAAGAAGAGGAAGAATCTTTTCTGTCCAAGGCCAACGAACGGGATATCCTCATTGGGAATAAGACTGAATTGGGCGAAAAAATCGCCGCCCTTATCGTTGTTTTTACGAATTTTATCTGTCAAGATAAAAGCGCGATTGATTATAACTATAAAAGTTTAATGGAAATGGTCTTGCGGTCGAAGGAGAAAGAAAAGGACGAAATAACAGATTATCTCGGGAAAATGACGGTGGAAGAGCGGGCGGTGGAAAATCTCTTTAAAAAGAATAAATTAGGACGCTGGAGTAAAGGCGAGCAAAAAGGTATTCACACCTACCAAGGGGACACCTATGACGAAGAACGCGAAGAAATGGAGAAAATTGCGACACGGGAAGTAAAACTGAATAAACGCAACGTGGTTACCGACATGAATCGCGATATTTTTGCACTGGATATGCTAAATGAGGAAGCGGTAGATGAAGGCCAAGACCAAGAAGATAATATGATAACCTATATGGGGGAAGACGCTGAGCCAGAAGACTATGAGATGGACGGCGACGAAAATTATTAATGATAAGAATTATAAACAAATTTATATCATTTAAACTGAGGCATACAAAGCCATCAAACCACCCAAGGTCGACACATTCGACATGAACGCATAATACTTCTCTTTATTTTTCAAGGGGTTATGGTACATGAGGGTGGCTAGAATAGTAAACACGCCCAAGGCCAACAATGCCAACTGAAAAAAAGGCACTAGCGCGGCACTGCCTGTGTATAAATACGCAGCAATAACGGACGGCGCGACGATTTCCAAAACAATAACGCAGCTGATAATCAATTGCGCTAAAGTGAGCGAGACGCCGATTTTTTTCGCGAATTTACCGGTGGATTTTGCAAAAAAATAGATTTTTTCAAAGCCGCTGAGAAAAAACAACAGGGTAATGAATATGGCCGGGATGAGTAAGGGGGACATATATATATATCAAACTATTTTCTCCATTCATATTAAATGGTTAATGTTAAGAAATTAACATTTGAAGAACAAGAAATGGAATTATTACACAACGCGGTTAATGTCGCCGAATCGAAAACTGGCAAAAAAATAAAAGAAGCCAACGATGTTATTGCGATTATTAAAATTTTAGAAGATTTTATGCGCCGCAAAAAGGTGGTTTGCTATGGCGGCACAGCCATCAACAATATCTTACCCGTGACGGACCAATTTTACGATAAAGACTTGGAAATCCCCGACTATGATTTCTACTCGCCTTTGGCCTTAAAACATGCCAAAGAATTAGCCGATATTTACGCGAATCACGATTACACCGATGTGGAGGTGCGTTCGGGTGTGCATAAAGAAACATATAAAGTCTTTGTGAATTTTATACCTATTGCGGATATAACCCAATTGGAGCCGAAAATTTTCCGCGTCCTCTTGAAACAGTCGATACGCAAAGATGGGATTTCTTATGCGCCGCCGGATTACTTGCGGCTGCAAATCTACAACGAACTTGCGCGGCCGGACGGTGATGTGAGTCGCTGGGAAAAGATTTATAAGCGCCTCCTCTTATTGAATAAGGACCACCCCTTTAAAGAAAATCCTAAATGTGCGCAGGTGAATTTTATGCGTGATTTTACAGGCAATCCCGAACTCAACGACACACTCTACAATTTAGTAAAAGATACGATGATTAATGAGGGGGTTGTCTTTATTGGTGGCTACGCGAGCAGTTTGTATGGACGCTATATGCCAGCCGAACAAAAGAAACAACTGCAGCACGTCCCGGATTTTGACGTTTTGGCGGAAGACCCACGCGCCACGGCTTTTATTTTAAAGGCCAAGCTGGAAGAAGCGGGCTTCAAAAATGTCCGCATCAATAAAAAACCCGGGGTAGGAAATGAAATTATTGTAGCGCATTACGAAATTGTGGTGGAGGAAGACACCTTGTGCTTTATCTATGAGCCCTCCGGCTGTTTTAGTTTTAACACGTTAAAAATCAAAGACCGCGTGGTCAAAGTTGCGACGATTGATACTATGCTGTTATTTTTACTGGCCTTTCTTTATGCGGACCGCCCGTATTATGACCACGAACGTGTCCTCTGTATGGCCCAATATTTAATCAATGTTCAAGCCAAAAACCGGTTAGAACAAAAAGGGTTATTGAAACGATTTAACGTGAATTGCTATGGCGATGAAAAAACCATAGTAGAAGTACGTAGCGACAAGGCCGCGAAATACGAAGAACTTAAGCATGATAAGGAAAGTAAGGAATACAATAAATATTTTTTCAAATACATACCGGTAAAGAGACGGAAGCAAAAAAGCGCGTACCATACCAAACAGTATAAACCATCCTATCCCAATAAAAAAACAAGGAAAAATAAAGTAAAAAATATTTTTGGCAATATTTGGTAATATATATAATGAATTTTTTATGGTATATATTATTTTTCATTTTATTTGCGGTGGGGTGTCGCATCTATTATCTTTTTTTCCGTAAAGCGAAAGGACCGCAACCGGTTAAAAAACGTGTAAGAGAAGGTTTTGCCTCGTTAGACAATTGTTTAGACCAGGGTTATCCGGATGAATTCTGTAAGCGGGTGCCACTAGAAGCCTGTGTGAGCAATTGCCCCATTGGCACCTTTATGCCGAAAGTTTTTGTACCCTAAGTCATGCTATCCAGGAGATATAACCAACTCTTCTGCGATATAAAACAGATTTTATGGTAGCAAAGAGTTTCTTTGAGCGCGGCTGGCAAACTGTTCTTTAGCGCAATAACCACATCGAGAAAAGCAAGGAAGAAATACATAAAATATTGCCGCAGATACAAATGTATTTTTGTTTTATAGGATACATACCGACAGCTGTGCGACGCGTCGTTTATAAAGAATTCGTTCGCGTCCACCACCCCACGTATAAGCCGCGAATAGATGTTCTTCTCTCTTTTTATGTTTAAGGATTTACATATATCGGTGAAATGAATCAGTTGTACAAAGAGATTTTTACAGTCTGGTTGGGTGGGGAAAATATAAGGCGAAATACCATCAACATAGCGGCCTTGAAATTTATGCGAGCTGGTTGTTAAAAAAGGGATATGCGCTGACCGTAAGATACACGTGATTAAATGCGCGCGGGATTTAAAGTGTGAGATAACACGCTGTTTACATTTTTTTGTATCATAATAATTGATATAGAGCCGGCCGTTTAATTTTTCCAGTTCTTCGGTTGGAAACAATTGGAAGATAACTTTTGTTACAATTTGCGCAAAGATGTAGAAATTTTTGTTTATTTTATAATAGGCAAATAAGGTCTCAATCTCTGAATACATGGTATCTGGACAATCGCAGATATACCAGACGGCAATGAGCGAGCCAATACTACACCCAGCTATTTTGTTTATTTTCATATATGCGGCTTTTTCTAAATGATGGATATAAAGCGCAGCACCAATCCCGAGCAAACCATTGACTGCGCCGCTATCGAAAATTAAGTTTATTTTTTTTGGCAAACGCTCGGGTTTGATATTGACAATTAAGGCTTTAATATATTGCCGCAATATATTAACGTGAAAAAGAGGTGTATCAGTCATACTAAAAGTACTTTGTATTAAAATAACAGTAAAAACCCGCAACCTACAACCTTTGGGAAAGGTTGCGCCAAACAACCTTTGGGAAAGGTTGCGCCAAACAACCTTTGGGAAAGGTTGCGCCAAAAACCGACCGAGAGTTTATACCAAGGTTGCGCCAAACAACCTTTGGGAAAGGTTGGACCAAAAACCGACCGAGAGTTTATGCCAAGGTTGCGCCAAAGTTATACCCGAACTCGGTCGGTTTTTGGTCCAACCTTTTCCCAAAAGGTTGTAGGTTGTTTTGCGGCACTTTTCTGAAAAGTGCGGGGTTAGCGCTCCAAAAAATGCATGCTCTTCACCAAAAAATAATAAACACCCGCAAAAGAAGCGCTCGTGAACACATACCCGGAGAGACTGGGGTTGCCATCTTTATTAAACAAGGACGGCAACATTCGACAGAGTTGTTTCTGGATAACCGGCAATTGAAATAGAAAAAATAAGATACCAATCAATACCGGTGTTTGAAATTCATCGTACCAGATATCAAAGGACTTTTTCTTCTCCTGTTTTTGCGCTTGGGCACGAATAATGTCGTCATTGGTTTGTTCCGCACGAATATAATCCAAATGGTTCTCTTGCTGGGGGATATAATTCGGTTGGATGTGGACATCTTGCGACAAGTGTTGCTGATTTTGCGGAATATCCCGCGAAGGCAAAGCCGTCATCCCCGCCGCACTCGCTTGCTGAATCCCCGTAACAAATTGGTTGAGATTTTTCTGCATGGTCGCGGGGTCGTTATCGCGCTCCTGCTGTAAGGCCTGGGTTGGATTCGGGATTTTAATATTTTGCTCATAGGTATCCAGTCGAATATTTTCGCCTGCTTGGGGGGAGAGAGGCAGGGAATCAATGCTGGTTGTCCCGATATTCATTTATACTATTATTCGCATTAATAATTAATAGTATAGACGCAATTTAAAATGGAATTTTCTCTTTATTGTCCGGATTACATTTTGTCAATTTTTCTTTAAACGTATAACATTTATCGCCATAAGCATATGTACTTGTAGTGACTTCGTCCATAGGCGGTGCCTGAAAAACCAAACAATTGCGGTCTTTACATATTTTTCTAAATAAACTCGCTAACCCCATACCAAGTATAAACGAAATCGCATACCGTCCATTATCGGTATGGAGTAATTTCATCATACCTATTTTTTTTTTCATTATATATATACATACTTTATTTTTGTATTGGAATCTTTTTAATTAAACTGGTGTCAGTGGGGCACTTTACTTCCGTCGCATCAAATTTATAACAATTATTGGCTTTGTCAATATACTCCATTTGTGCTGCATTATCTGGGGTGGGATAAACATGTATGATGGTCGGTGCCGGTGTCGAGAGATAAGCAAACAAGAGTCCAATCGACAAACTCACCAAGAACACCTTAAAGGAAATAAATTTAAAAAACATATACATTAAAGGTATATAATTATTATTTTCTCTCTTGTTCGAACTGTTCCAGCCGATAGGGTCGCGCCACTAAAGTATAAATAGCCTTTTTCTCTCTAGAAATATCCTCGTCCGTTGATAATTCCTTTGCAACACCTTCTATAGCATCGCCTTCCGTGCTTTCTGAATTTTCGACATTCGTTTCAATCGCGTAATACCCGTAATTCATCGCGCGTATTTTTTCCGTCAAGGGATTAATGGTGGTTAAATATTTTTCCACCATCGCGGTTATATAGCCTGTCGATGGCTCCAGCAAATACTCTTGGTATATTTTTTTTAGCTCCGCAATTTCATTGGCTAAATCTAGCGCAGCATCCGCCAATAAGGGTTCCCGATGAATACCACTCAGGATATCACCATACTTTTTTTCTATAACCAGCTGACTTTCGCTAATCTGTGCCAATTCATTTTTTAAAGTATTAAATTTATCCACAATTTCATCCTTGGAATGAACGAGGCCAAATAAATAGTCGAGTTTGGTCATAATGATGCGCATTTTTAAACTCTCAATTGTTCGCTCGTTTTTTTGCTCAACCTCGCGCATATTATCGTAAAATTTGCGTTTTATATTCAGATTCAAATCGCAGGGTGTTTTGCTGCCACAGACGGCTTTTAAGGTGCCGTTTTTCTCTTCGAAAATAGTGCCTCCGGGTTTATTACAATTCACGCATGCGCCAATAAGTGCTTTAATCTTGGCTCGTTTCCCTTTTAAGGAAAGGTCCTTATTTTTCTTTATCTTTTTTTTCCGGATATTCAACTTTTCTTCATATTTTTGCTTAAGTTCATAATAGTGTAAGACATCCATATACTACCGCATTATTTATTTTTGCCTTATTTATTTTTGTCTTATTTATTTTTGTCTTATTTATTTTTGGCTTATATTTTTGCCTTCTTTTGCTCTTCTCTCCTTTGTTTAGAAATATTACCATTGTGGTAAAGCAGTTATCATGCCATTTGTATTGCCTTGGGTTTTTCGCAAATAGGCCATTTGGTGTAGTTTGGATACAATATATTCTTTTTTTTTCGTGTTTTTTATTTCGAGTTCCGCCGGCGTTAATTTACCCTTGTAGCGGTAGTATAAAAACCCGCCGATAAGAATAAACAATAATCCTGCCATGGACATATTAAAAATAATATTTTCGTTTCGGTCTTTAAATTTCCGGCATTCTTTCAGGGTGCCGCTTAAAAAATAACGAACGCCTGGTTCAATCAGTCGCGGCGCTGTTAGAAGCATATATAGTTTATTTCATAAAATAAAATTATATATTTATACATATAATGGGCGACCAGTCAATAAAAGACCCCAGTGGAAATCAAGCGATTTTTGGTACACCTCAGACGTCAGAAAAACCCAAAAAAACCGCAGTACCCGACCCCGCGGCCGCTATGCTTTTTTTCTTCATCGCAACCTCGATTTATTGTCTAGTTGGTATTTTTAGGGGCGGTGGCAGCACGCCTTCTACCAAAATGATAATAAAATTATGTTATATTTTGTTTGTCATGACAGGGGAATATTTTATCAATTTGAATTTATCCAATGCGATGTGCGGCGTAAATCAATGGCGGTCGGTACTTTATATAACGGTTGTCCCCTGGTTATTAATATTCGGCGTAATGCATCTCTTTATATCAATATTTCCGGGTTGGCTGTCCCCTTTTTCCAATACTTTTGGTTATTTTGTGGCCAGATTAATGGGTCTACCGGATTTAATGAAAGAAATTATCGTACCTGTGGCCCAAGGCGAAACGCAACGTGCAATTTTAAGTGTGACAGCCGACGATTCTTTGCTCATCAATCAATTTACGACGGAAACTGTGGTGGAAAGTGTCAAGGATGAAAAAACCGGTACACGGACAAAGACCCGTCCTATCTTTGATGCGGCTTGGGATAAACTACAAACGGCAAAAATTATTAAAACGTTTCCTGACCCCAAAGAAAATGCCTCCTACCGCAATAAATTATATAATTTCATTGAAATGAAATACACCATCTCAGAATATGTTTGGAATATGTTGACCGGCTTTTTGGTTACTTCGGTTAGTTATAATTACATTCTAAATACAGGCTGTGAAAAATCGGTAGAAGAGATGATTAAACGCCGCGACGTGTATCAAGCCAACGAGAAAAAGAAGAAAGACAAAGCGGCTTCTCTACAATCCAATCAACCGGACTATTCAAAGATGTAAACCTTCATTTTGAGCCTATTTCATTTTGAGCTGACATAATAGACAACACTAAAGTAGGCAAGGATAGCCAAAAAAATAGAGATGAGCCAGGCCGGCATAATCGTTTTCTTGCGA